CCCCGCCACGATTTTGCTGAAGGCAATAATATGCGAGGGATGTTCTGGATTTACCACTTCCGACATCACCGCAGAGGATACAGCCGTTGTGCATCTTTTTAACTGCTTCAAGCTGGAATCCGTAAAGATTGATCCCACTCATTCTTTCTCCTCGAATTTGACCGGGCGGTGCGTATATTCATTGACAGGGTTGTTGAGGCACTCGTCACACGGATCTTCCTGCTCGGTCTTTTTCAGATACTTGCATTTCGAGCAATAAGGGTCAAAATATACTTCTTTGTAGTTGGAAACCATATCAATAGCTCCTTATCGTCAATCTTTTGGGTTCCGGCAGATGGATCGTCCATGTTCCATCTTTTTCAGGTTTGAGATGCATACCGATCGTTCCGGTCCAACCTCGCTTTGTATCATCGTAAGAGCTCGACTTTGAGCCAACGATGTCCTTCACGTCTGCGACAGTCAACAGACCATACATCTGAACGATCTCACAAATAGCATGCCATGCGTTTTCACAGTCTCCCTGCGTGGCAAAGGACCAGTCATAGGAATAAGCGCAACGGTTCTTCCCATACAGAAAATCAGAGATCTTATTTGCTACGCGATTTGCACAAGCCTTACGAATCTCATCCACAGACAGCATTTTTCCAACAGCATGAGTAGCGCCAATACAAAAGCCCAAAGTCAGTCCAAGACCGAATACAAAACGTTTTCCCATAATTGTTAAACCTCCAAAATATAAGTCGGGAGCCCATGTTTCAGAGCTCCCGAAGTCCATAATTTACTGCTCGTCGTACTGAGAGTAGGCATCTGCCCACGGATCCTCTTCCTCGATGGTCGCATGCAGAACCTTCAGGTATGCCTTGTAGCCGCTCTTACCATTGACTTCCCAGTAGCGCGGACGAATCGTCATATCGGCATTCAGGATGCGAGCGCGGTCGAGGATCGCACAGGTGTCTTCATTCAGTTCCTTCCGGGTCTTACCCGAGTACATGCAGATCTTCGTCGGGAAGTATTCATTGAATGCCACACGGACATCCATGTACCAGCGCGGCTCATCATCCTCGTTGCGCAGCTTGCCTTCGCGGATCTTCCAGCCGTCAGCAATCAGTGAATGTGCCAGCTCCGGATCATCGATGCGGATGGTGAAGTAGCGATTGCCCTCGCGGTTATAGTCTTCCATACGACCTGCGAAGTTGCGCTTTACAATCTTAGCGCCCTGAATGTTGAGGGGAGGGATGTTATGAACGTTTTCCATAGTGTTGAAACTCCTTTTCAAAATATAAATGTTGTTTTATCTGACAGCGAATGCTTCGCCGTTTGACCAAGGTTCCTCCGCAGTTTCCCACGGAGGCGTGTCTTCTTTCCCATCGATGAACCAATCCGCATCACCGAACTTGGCAATCGCAGCTCTGGCGTCATCGACAAGTGCGTCATAATAAGAAACGTCGATGCACGTTTCCTTCTCCAGAAGCCGCACCGACTCAGATTCCAGCCACCGATAGCCTTTCGACCCGGTGGCTGCTGCATATCCTTTTTCGCCGGTTGTTTTGTTCATGGTTTCACGCATCAGCAGACCGCCACCGCAACCGGCTTTGATCGGGCAGAACTGGCCAACACGTCCAACGTAAATATAATTGTGCTCGTCAGGCGGAAGGTTCTCGTTCATGTCCAGCGAGAGCGAGGATGTCACCGACTTCGTTTCGCAAAGATCGCCAAACTCGATCGGTTCATGCGAGAAGAGTGTCTTGAACACATACGGGACAGCAAACTGCGTTCCCGTCGCAGACCACTCATTTGGATGCTTTCCGTTCTTCTCCGGAACGTATCCGTACTCATTTTTACACCATTCCGGATCCGCGTACTTTGCGATCAGCACAGCATTATTGACGAGGCACATTTTCTCATAGGTGGATTCGTGCTCGAAAATATAACCATACTGTTTCGCATAGTCAAAGCAGAACTGAATGATCTCCTGCGTAGCGTTCGGGATCTTGATCGAGTCTGTCTTGATATGAGCAACCGTGAAACCACGAGACTGCACCTCGTTCCGAAGATTGATCATGAACAATGCGCCGCGCTTGGCAACAATGTTGTCTACGTTGCGCTTGTCCCGGAACGGATTGTCGAATTTCGCCGATGTCAGACCGTAGACCGAGTTGATGACCGTTTTCAGAGCCAGAGACAGATCGTCCGTCGTCATCTCGCCCCGTTCAATCATGTCGATTGCTTCATTCAGACTGCCGTTCAGCATTGACCGAGCTTTGTCAAACTCTTTGTGCTTGATAGCAACACGTGCGTCTTTAATCTCCTCGAAGCGCTTCGTGTAAACAGGACCGAAGAGCTGCTCTGCAATGATCGAGCTTGGATGCATGGATGCAACGTCCAAGACAACAACATTCCGGTGCATACCGGGCTCAGCATAGACATAGCCGCCTTCGCCAACGGTTCGCTGATCTGGATTCGGATTGAGTGCACTGACATCCCGATAGGTCGATTTCCCATATTCGTATTTGTATCCGGGGAATACGGGTCGATTCAGATCGTCGAACAGATTGTACTCGTCACATGGCGATTTGAATGGCAGATCTTTTTCAGGAGGCCAGACCCACGGATGTGTTGGAATTGACGTATCGCCCATGTCACGGTAGTTGAACTGGCTCTGCGGATGCTTCTCCTTGCCAAATATAATTCTGGTGGAGAGGCTGTTCGTGGTGTCGTTCGGCAGCATGCCGGCGACCTTTGCCAGAACCAGCCGCGCGTTCCAGTCCGCTTTGAGATGGTCAAATGTCGCTTCCGTAGCAATCACGTCATTCTCGCAATATTCAGCGACCTTATCCCACATATCCTCAGGAACCGGCTGATCCCACGGTAAACCAAGCTCCTGATGATGGATTCCGAGTTCAATCTCGAATTTCTTCAGGCTCTTTTTGTTTGCCGCCGATGCAAAGTCATAAATATCCGTGTAAGAGATATTGTATGCCTCACCAAATAGATCACCGTTGTTATGGTCGTTGATAATTCTGGAGGACAGCTTGAAGATCTCCATCGGACTGTAACCGAGCATGGCTGCGTACAAGATGTGGTTATCATACCGGCGGTTGTTGAACCCGACCAGCTTATAGTGGAAGAGTTCTTCGACCTCACGCGGCTTCGGATTCACCATCCGGACACAAGAATGGCCCGAACCTTGAATCTTCCAGACGATCAGAAAAAGGTTCGGGAACACTTCGACATCGAAGAATATAATTGGATCGTTCTCGTTGAAGGCAATCGGGTCTGCCGGATCGTCAGACTTGAAGTGCATCTTCGTTGCAAGCTTCAGGCAGTATTCCGATTGATTGGTACTCTTCATGGCAAAGTTGATAACGGCGTTCTCCATATCGCCGACATCATAGTGCAGCCCACTTTTATAAGCGTCCTCCAGCACTTTGTAGATAAAATCAATATTGGAGCGTGTATCGCCGTGAATCTCTTTGCGTAAACATTTCTGAATTGTGGTACGGAGACCTTTTTCACTCTGCACCACATTCGGATCAATCATTGGTTTCTCTCCTTTCAGCGGTAGACCTGAACTGAGCGTCGCAATCGGGAGGTTGTTGCATTTGGTAAGTTTTCTGCGAAGAGAACTCTTTCCACTGAACACCTTCACCTCAATGTGGTCAGCATAAACGGAACTGAGCTTGGAGACATCTCCTGTGTAAATATAATGTAGGTGGATGCCTGCACCGGATTTACTGAGCTCTGCATACGTCGGCGGCCACTTCGACGCTTCTTTCAGATTTCGTTCAAATGACTTTTTGCCGTTGTCGCCCGGAATATCAAAGTCAATGACAATGTGATTCTCGGGGACACGGACATAGTGTAGTTTTTGTGTATCAAGTTCGTGAAGGGTAGATCGAACCTCAGACCATGGCTGCGTTGGCGTTTCTTTCGCCGTTGCATACTGTGCAGGACAGTCCGCACAGATCTCGTCAAACCGTGATTTCTGTTTCAGGAACTCTATCCCGGCGGGTTCTGCTTCCGGAAGAATTCCGACATCTTTGCCATCAATTTTATCTGCCCGGAATCCCTGATAGAAACTACGAACCCGATTCCCGTCCGCTGCATTATAGCGATCAGAATACTCTTGGAAGTAGTTTTTCAGTTCCTCCTTGAACAGACGTTGTGACAGCGGATACGGAACATTTGCATCCTCACAATATGTACGATACATCGCCCATGCTGCTTTGAGAGTCGTCGAATCCTCAGACTTGAACACATAGTAACTATCGAGAATATAATTGTAAAAATCGTTGGAAGCACCAAGCATCCCGAGGGGGACATAGTCGTCGTAACGACCGGGATTTGAGAGATAGACCTCCTGACAATGATAAGCGATTGCACCCAGTTCAAACGCAATCTGCTTCGTCACGACCTTGTATTCTTTTGGAGACAGCTTTTCTCCAGAAGGGGAGACATCGATCAACCGGCGAAGCAGACCGGATTTTGCATCCGTGATCTTTACCGGCTTATTGGTGCCCATAAAGAGAAACGCTTTGAACTGATTTGAGTAGGTCGGACGGAACTTCTCATTGACAGTCATGATCTCATGAGAGACAAGCGAGTTCAGACGAGTATTATCCTCGATACGAGACAAGTCGCCGTCATGCTGGATGGCAACAAGCGGATTTGTCTTGAATGCCTCCAGTGCAAACGCATTTGACGCAGAACCAAGTGCTTTTGCATCAAACACCGAATAATAACCCTCAAAGAGCTGCTGGATGATGTTCAGGACAGTAGATTTACCTGTGCCCGCAGCACCATACAAAACCATAAACTTTTGAAGACGCTTGGATTCACCAGATACGATTGAACCGATTGCCCATTCAATTTTCATCCGTTCTTCCGGAGAATATAAAACGGACATCAGGCGGTCGTATGCTTCGTGGCTGCCTTGTTCCAATGGATAAGGCAAACGTTTGCTGGCATAATCCTTTTTACTCGTCGGCATGTTGGAGAATATCAATTTCTCATCCAGCATGTGGTAGGAATCCCGCATATCTCTTTGGCAGAACTGGTGCCACGCACCGATGAATCTGGTTTCAGAGTCCCGGACGTGCAAGACTCTTGGATGTTCGCCGAAAAGCTCTTTATTCTCTTTTGCGTATTTATCGAGCTCATAGTCGATTCGATCCAAAACGTCCTGCTCATCCGTAGACCACATTCCTCGGTCTTCCAGCCAGATTGCATAAAAGTCCCCGCCGCGAATCATGAGATCAGAAGACTTACAAATCCTGAACTTCGGGTAGATTTCGATACCTTGCTTGCTGCTTCTGGTAGAAATCCTGAGGAAGTCAAACATAGATTTATCTTATCTCCCTGTGTTGCCCTTTGTACTCTCTGTCGGTTCCTTCATGCTGTCAAGCTCCCGCTTCAGCATAGAGATTTCACGCTGATTCTCAAAATATCCAGCGCCGAGCACCAGATAGGTCAGCAGCACCCAACGGTTAAATTTGCGCTGGTACTTAAACGTCTTGGCAATGGCTCGCAGTGCGGAATCTGTCCGCATAGTCGACTTAAACAGGAAACGAAGCATCTCGTCCATTTTTAACATCCTTTCTCATAAATAATACTGTTCAGATACCAGTTCATCTGATACCAGATTTCCACAGTTCTCAAATCACGCCCACATGAGGGAATTGTAAATAGTCCGCCTTTTCCGTTTGGCCTATACTTTCCATCCATGAATCGCCGAACGATGGTCATGACTTTGTGCCGATCGAATCGGTCATCCGTCATATCGTCCAGACCAAGACTTTGCAGCATCTCCATGAACCACTGCGGCAAGCGATTGCCCATTGCCGGATTTGCCATGATGTCTTCTTCCATACGAAGTGCCAGAGCGACCATCATCTCCAGCATACTGCATGGTCTACAATCGAGCAGTGATCCAATTTCGGGTTGAATATGACCTTGATCATAGCCAAAACGATACCGGAGATCTTCTCCGTCCTGCGCACGATTCTCGTCCATCGGCAAGCGTGGATAAAATGTGACATTATTCAGGTATGCGCAAAGTCTCCGGTATGAAATATCATTCTGGTCTGGAAATGCGAGCTGATACATCCACTCAAAGTAGGCGTCGGTCAGCTCATTCTGATTCATGGAAATCCCCGTACTTTCTCAAATCTCGGACGATCTCATAATCGATATGACGCAGATCATTTCGAATGTGAACAGAATCCTCATCATAATCCCCGAAGTGAGAAGCAAAGTCCAAGCCGATCGACGTAGCGATTTCAGGAATCTCAAGCGGATCCTCATCTTCATCGACCAGAACGCCATCTGCATAGTAGGTGTAGCAGACAGCATCGTAATTATCGAGTGTATCAAACTCTTCAGGTTTGATGACATACGGCTTGGTGACATTGTCGCCCGGTGTCGGTTCGTCGGCATCATCGTCCAGCAGATCCTTCGGAGAAGTCCTCGTCTGATATCCTGACTCACGAATCAACGCCCGATAGTCCTGAAGCTTGGACTGCCGCTCCTTTTCATAAGCGATCTGCTCCTCCGTCATCTTCGTCTCTTTTTTCTCGGTTTGTTCTTCCTCTGCTTTTTTCGGTGCAAAGGCTTCCTTCACCGACTGAATTTCTTCGTCAGCTCTTTTTCTGTGATACTCTTTCCAGAAGTACCACGATGCACCAGCACCGATGGCGACGCCGAGTGCAAAATATAATGCTTTATGCATCTTCATCCTCCTTCAATGTTCCGACTGTGACAGCAAGCCCGCCGCACATCAACGCAAAGCTGATAAGAATCCCGCCAACGATGTGACGCTTGCGTCTGGAGTCGAGAATATAATCAATTTCTGTGATAACAGCACCAAAGAAGTCCATGTCAGCCTCCAAGCACCAGCATACCGGACACAAAGAAAATGCCCGCCGCAGCGGACAAAATATAACTGAGCGTTTTCATACCAAACCCTCCTTACAGCTTGTCAATGATGACACCATCCACATTAAAGTCGAGTAGAATCGAACGCTCGTAGCCATTCACGAATCGCTCCGCAGAACGGTTGGTGTTGTAGATGCCAAAGTCAATGAAGCTCGGATGCTCCGGTGTGTAATACCAACCGACAACCTGACCTTCCTGCGTCGGTTCGCAAAGATCAAGCTCCCGATAGACGTCGTTCAGGAATACGAAACCACACGCCTGAAGTTTATTGTTGAGCATTGCCTGTTTTCCGCGCAGGAACATCAGATTGAGTTCCGGATCCTTCATCCATTCGCGGGAGCACTCGTCAAAGAATTTCGCATAACCGCTCGGCATCGTCGCAATGTCAATGGACTTCTTAAGCTTTTTCTGCTTACCGTTTTCATCGGTTTCTGTCTCTTCGACCTTCTTCTTTTCCACAGCATAGCGGATCTCTTTTTCTGCCTCCGCGCCGATCTTCTCTGCAACACGATCCTGATACTGCTTAAATGCCGTATAAACGGTCGTATATGCCGCAGCAAGGGATTCATTGCGATCTTTCATGATTCGATGCGAGGAGAGCAGACAATAGATCGACAGACCACCGAGAACAACAGCCGGACCGTAGATCTTCGCGAAGTCCAGACTTGTCTGTGCATATGCTTTCACCAGCGCCTTCTGACTACCAGATGTGGGCTGTCCATCCTCATTCTCTACGACGGTTTCCTTCGCTTCGTCGATACGCTGCTTGCTGTCTTCAAGAACAGCATCGAGCTTCCGGGTTCCGGCACACGCCAGAATGACCGTTCCGACAGCACCGGCAATACCTGCAATCAGCAGGATCTCGGGAGAATGCGCTTTTGCTTTCGCACTGAATTTCGTCAAGGCATTTACAGCCTTTTCCATCATTTCGTTTTTCATTGAGAAATATCCTTTCTTTTTTACTTAATGCAAATCGGTCTCGGCATCTGAATGACGTAGCCCTCAGGAATTCGAACGGAACGGGCTCCGGGCATCTCCGTCCAACCGTAGTTCATATCCGTCGGACGACCGGTAATACCGCAAAGATCATACAGATCTGCGATACTCGCCTGACCGTATTCCTGAATGATCTCGCTCATCTCCTGCAGAATACGTTCCGCATCACCGCGAGTGGTAACGATCGGATCTTCGTAGCCGTATCCCGTATAATTGGTTTTCTGGGTACGCTGCGGCTGATTCAAGCTGCTATAGCAGTTGCCGTAGTTATACTTGGTTCCGGGCGCTTTTCCGCGATTGATCGTATCACCCCAGAGCATCATCTGAATCCCGTTTGTGACGATATCCACGATGACGGTCTTAATTGCCGGGACAATAACATCCATGAAAATATGATTCTTTACCGTACGGACGTCCTCCGCAATAAAGACATCACCCAAACGCTTTCTGGTCTTTGCTTCGCCCGTGATGAGCTTTTCCCGCTTCTCGCGCGGCGCGTTGTTTTCTTCCAAAGATTTGATTTCAGCCATAACCGGCTCCTTTCACTGTTCAAGCTTTACAAGCTTACCGGGGAGATTGACCTTACTCGCCGGAATCAAGCCGTTCTGCTGTTTATACTGAAAGATCAAATTGCTTTTTGCTTTTTTCTCACTGGATGCGTAGGTTTCGCCCTTCCAGTAATTCGCGACACAACGATCAAACATTGTGACCGGACCGGTGTACGAATATAAATCCATAGTCAACCTCCCTTATAAAAATAAAAGAGAAGAGCCCTTGCGGACTCCTCCCTCTGAGAATTACGGATTATTGATTGAGTTTAATTCTCGTTAACCTCAACGAGGTCTTCAGGTTCTTCGGCCTTCTTCTCGAATTTGCCGACCTTTTTCTCCTTTGCTTTCTGAAGCGCAATCTTACCTGCGGCGAGTGCCTTCTTGCCCAGCGGCTTAATCGCGACCTCCCATGCAAGCACGGACAGTCCGCCAATAATGCCGAAGCCAATAGCGGTTTCACCAGCAGTCATAACATGCACATCATCCTGCTTTGCAGGAGTCAGTTCCGTCGATTCAGAAGTAGCTTCCGTTTCCTTCGTGATGACTTCATTGTTCATAGTGTTCTCCATTGTTAAAACTCCTTTATAATAATTTAGTATTTCTCCATTAGAGTAGATGTAAATTTCGCGCAATCAGAGCATATCGACCAGTTTATCGACATCACTCTTTGCAACGCTCAGCTTGAAATTAGCCGACAGGCAGACGTGCTTGTCATCAGCTGTTTCATAAAGCTGGAGATCCGAGATCTGCACGTCTACGTCACATCCGAGTTTCTTTTTTACGATCTTGCGGACAATCTTCGAGATAATGCTATGTCCGAATCCGCTGTTAAAGTTCAATTTCATCGGGCTTCACCTCATTCGTCAAATCCGATTGCCGGTTGAACACGGAAGTCGATTGCCAGACAGGGCTGCTGATCCTGTGTAAGCTGACCGCTGAAAATCGGATCGATCAAGCCTTTATCGATCTTCCATCCGAGTTCGTTACCGGCTTTTGTCTCCGTCAACCCAATTTCATAATAAAAATCATTCAGACTGACATAGCCAGAGTCCAGCATTTCCCGGCTGAGTGAATTTGCTGCTTTCGTGATAAAATCCGGATCAGACTTAAACAGACGATCAGACCACGGGTCATAACACAGAGTATCGCCCTTGCGTGTTACAAAGAGTTTGTCCGACTGGATTGGCTGACGATCTGTGCGCTCTTTGATTGCAGCATTACGGATTTCCTGTTCCTTTTCCGGTCCGACCATCTCAAGCGTCTTCGCCTGATAGTCCCGAAGCGTCGCTTCCGAGATCGAATATGCTGTAGCCAGCGCTGCATTACGCCGCAGATTTGTGGATGTGGCAAATATCAGGCAGGCAGCGGATGAAAGGCCAATGCCGACCGCCGGTACGTAATGCCGCCAAGCCGATGCAACTGCCTCTTTTTTCGTGTAAGCGTAGCGGTCGCCGTTATGGTTCTTCTGGCTGTCCTGACGCACTTTTTCCAGTGCCTTCGGCGTGACCTTGACCGCCATTACCGCTGCCGTCGTGAAACCGGCGATTCCAAGTGCAGTCAGGATCTCTGGAGAATGTTTCCGCATCGCCTTCCATGCACAAGTCATCATACTTGTTAAAGTTGTCGTCTTCATACTGAATACTCCTTCTCAATGAGATGTAATAGCGTCTCCGCGGTATGAATCGCAGAGGAAAATATAAGATTTTTGTTGTCGACGCAAGACCTAGTCGCAGCGATGAGTGACAGCAAATATCCATCTGCAACCGCGACCGGATCTTTTTCACCACGATTGAGCAGGCAGCTTAATAATTCTTCTGCCGCCCATCGCTCGTAGATTCTCTGGTCGAATTCTCTTCGGCCCCATTCGATTTGAGGTGGCGGAAGTGAAGTCTCTATATACTTCACGACCAGTTCAGCAGCATCCATAGTAAATATAAAAAGAAGAGCCTTATTCAGACTCTTCTTCATTGGATTCAGCCAGAACCTTCTGAGCTTCTTCACGTGCAATTTCTCTGGTTTTCTGCTCATCCAAATACTGATCCAGTAACGGTAATACCAGACCAAGGATGGACGATACAACGCCGAGAATTTTCAGTGTGTTGATTTTTTTCATAAATTCATGCCTCCTTCATAATAAGCGGTGTTTTTTCTGTGCATTCAAATTCGATTGGGTCAAATTCCTCTTTCATATCCAGATAGCAAGGTGGAAATGGGCAAGACAAAATATAACATTCGAACTCATTGCCGTCATCCCCAACAAGTCGCGCCAGCTGATGATCGAAATCGATCCATTCATACCCATAAAACTCACCAGCTTCACAAATATCCCAGCCAGCGACATCGCCGCCTTCGATGGGATCAAGGCCGAGAAGATCATAGAGATCGTTCAATGTGGCCTGACCACCTTCAATCACGAATTTGCGATTGAAATGGTATTCTGCATCTCGAACCTCCAGCATCGTACTGGTAAAATATCTACCCGAGATCATATCGTAGAACATGCACGCGTCCCCAATAGGATTCTGGACGTGCGTCTCATTTGCAGTATCTTGTGCAATCGCAGTTTTTACCTTTGCGGGAGCATCCTCGCCAAACAGCTCTTTGATTTTGCCGTCGTACTTTTTCAAGCTCTTTGCTGCAACACCGTACATTGCTACAAGCGACGCCTGCTGCTTCTGGTTCATTGCTTGAATCCCAACGATGCAGGCAATCGTCCCTACCGCAGCAGCACAGACCGGCCATGCGGAAGGAGCTGCGGCTTTGACAACCTCGATTGGCTTCAAAGCTCCACCTCGCTCCGAGCGTGCCTCTTCCACAGCTTCCTGAACCTCTGGGGCTTTTTTCACTGCCAGAAGCGCGGTCACAATGACCCCGGCACACGCCAAACCTGTTGCAATCAGCGGTCCGGCTTTTCGAATGTTAATTCGCATGATTGATACTTCCTTTCAGAAAAATATAAAGAAGAGACTGTGTCGGACTCGAACCAACAACCTCAAGATTTTCATCTTGCGCTCTACCATTTGAGCTAACAGTCTCTTCATAATACGACTTGCAAATTTTGCGTTAATCTTCGTCTTTCCCGTAATTATCCCCAATGAAATACATATCGAGTTCATGCTCGTCATAAGCGCAGCTGTCGATCGGCGGATAGTATTTCGCGCCATCTTTAAGAATTTCAGGGATTTCGCTGTACATAATTCATTCTCCTTTTGAATTTGTTTTTAGGATAAAACAAAAAAGAGGAGCGTTAGCCCCTCTTCTCCAGTTTGCGGCGAATCGTATTCTTGACCTGCACGCACTTGTTCTTTACCGTTTGTCTTGCCTCTGGTGAGACAGCCATAATTCCGACAACTGCCGGAACAATAACCTGTCCAATCCACAGACGAGCTTCGCGGCTTGCTTCAATTTGTTTCCAAGTCATAATATAACCCTCCTTCATAATACGACTTGTAATTGATGCGAAAGAAAAGAGAAAGCGTGGTCTTGTACGGTTTAGTTCCCGCCCGAGAGTCGCTCGGTCATATTTCCTATGTGACACCAATCGCAGGTGATGGGGCTCGCACCCATGACTCACTACTACCACTTCTTTCTCATAATACAACTTGCAGACTTCGCGAAAGAAAAAGAGAGAAGCCCGTGTTGGACCTCTCCCAGTGGAAATTACTTGTGGAAGATCTTATTCCAGATTCCAGTGATCTTCTCAGCCGCCGTTTCGAACCAGTCCGTAGCAATGCTGATATACGAGATCGCAGCAGCAATCGCGCTCAGAGCAACAGCCCAGATCGTAAGTTCCTTAACGGTCAACTCACCATAATTTTTGTTCCAGAATTTCATAATAATATCTCCTTTATTTTGTTATTATTTCCATTAGAGCAGATGTAAATTTCGCGTAAGAAAACGAAAGAGTCCGTGTGGACTCTCTCATACATAGATGTAATTTCTTTTCGCAAAGAACAGCGGAATTGCAACCATACACACAAATATAAATCCAGTGGCTTCCTTTTCCATTATCATCGGGATCGCCGATAATACCAGCAAACAGACAGCCAGAATTTTGTTTCCGAGTGTAGCTTTCTTTTTCATAATTGTTCCCTCCATAAAGTGTTTACTTCATAAAGGGCGATGTAATTGCCGCGAAAAAAGAGAAAGAGCCCTTGCGGACTCAATCTCTCGCTCTTTTCTTTCGGTTTTTACCCATCAGGATTAGGATAATGATACCGACAATCACGTCTCCGAAGCCGACAACAGCCAGCCCAATGCCAATACCTCCGATACTGACAATAACGACTGCTCCAGCAACGAGCGCAATCAACAGCAACACAAACATAACCATAAGATAAACCTCCCAAATATAATTACTTCATTATAGGAGATGTTATCTTCGCGTCCTCATATATCCGCTCGATCAAACACTGTTTCCCAGCGTTCCCGTTTGAGCGGCTTCATCTTTAACGCCCACATGATTTGTCGGATTGTCACTGTCGGATATAGGGTATTCTGTGCTCCAGCAGCCTTTGTTTTGAAGTACCGGTAAAACTTTGGATGTCGGTAAATATCATCAGCAAGGCCTGCATCCACCTCAGTCCAATAGGTTGTCTTTTCATCTGGGTCGAATCGCTGTTGAATGACCGCCAATCCAGAATCATTAAATTGATACAGCGTGCAGCGAGAATACAACGGATGATTGCAAATATAAATACGACTGAATCGTGATGAATCTTGCTGTTTCGGCTGATAATAGTATCTCATCGAGATAATTCATCAACATAACCATACGGACATGTTATGCAGCCTGGATACAGATTATCACAGTCGACGCAATGGGGTCCTGGAGGCGTAGCACCGATGTAATCGAAGAAAACCTGTCGACTCATTCGTTTGCCGCAGCCCATGCAGAAATAAATGCCATCTTTCCAGCGGATCTCTTCGCCGCAGGAATCACAGTACACCGCATCACCGTTTTCGTTGTAAACGTCTTCATATTCAGCATGCTCCCAATCATTAGAGAGAATGCCGAACAGCCCATTCCAATTCATAACACGTCCTCCTTATTGGTTGATAAACCCAGCTTATCACAACTTTTGTATAGATGCAATAAAAAAGAAGAGCCGCTGATTTCTCAACGACCCTTCTCGTGGTTCAATTATTTCGTGATTTTCATTTTTCCGACAAGATTGCGGAAGAACGTCGAGGTCAATGTACCAGTTTTCTCGAAATTCATACCGACCGCATACATAATACCTGTAGCCAGAACTGGCAATACCGTCCCGACGCCGTTAATGATATGATCCACGACGCGATCCTTCTTCTTGACCTTTGCTTCTTCGGCTTCAACCTTGAGTTTCATCGTATCCTGCCGCTTATCATACAGCACCGCGAACGCTTTAATTGCTTCTGTCTTTTCAGGATTACCAGTATGCAGCATTGAAATATCAGTCAACTGATCCTTCAATTCCTCCTCCAGTTGTTCTTCTAATGTCTTTTCGTTCATCATAAAACTCCTTTCAATGTTAATTGTTCCATAAGAGAATCTGTTATTTTCGCGATATGACCGTGAACGTCACGAATTGATGATCCGCGAGCTTCTCAGGGTCAAGGTTGAGCTGAAGATATGCATTACCGTTCTCGATGATGATAGCGCCTTCCACATGGGGTTTCATCATAAACCACATTGCCAGAGCACCGATCAAATTACAGATAACTCCGACTAAAATATAAATCCACATAATACCCTCCTGAATTGTTTTCTGAAATTTCTCACCCGGGAATTTTTATGATCTTAATTTACCATTTTGTTTAGATGCCTCCATTCGGAAAATATAAAAAGAAGGAGCCCTTGTTAGGGCTCCGACTTATTTTTTAGTTCCTGATATGTGCCCTTCCCAATGCCGTATATGAAGAGTGGCGGTGCAATTATGATCATGCCAACATAATACATGATTTTCGTAACTGTAGTTTCAAATTTTACTACATCCGCCAAAGTATTACGAAGGTATAATACAATAATCCCGCCAATGGTCAAATATACAATAATTGCTGTTAACATAATATCAGCTCCTTTCATAGAATGAACTGTTTATTTCGCGCAGAAAAAGAAGGAGTCCTTGTTAGGACTCCTCGTCTTTTAATTTGATACCAATGCCTAAAACTTCATGCAACTCATCTTTATATACAAAACCATTTTTAACAATAAACTGAGGCAATCCAGCCTGAGCTAATCGTTTATTAAGATCTTCGATATAAGATGTGTCCATGTAATTGTTTTCGCTCACAATATCAACTCCCTTCATAAAAGTCGGTGTGATTTTCGCGTAAGAAAAAAAGAAGGAGCCCTTGTTAGGACTCCAACTCTTTGTGTATAGCGATATTATAGTCCAACATTTTGTAAAGCCAAAACATCATATGGTCCAAACAAGCTTTCCACTTCGCCGTATCCTTCATATTGGCTAACACCTTATCATGCTAATAGTCAAAATATGAACGAGCTTCGCTTTGTTTCATGGAATAGTAAATGGCTTTCATCGTTTTCATAAAATATCAACTCCCTTCATAAAGGGAAATGCATTTGATGCGCATCGTCATCATATATGATCTTCTTTCGAAGCTCAGACCATGTGATGTACCGCTCAGATTTGCATACAGGGCAGAGGAACCGACAAACCTTACCGCCGATGTCCGTCAGCTCATTGCTGTCCGCCTCCAATCTACTCTGGCAGTTCGGGCAGTTGAAGCGGTAGACCTTCTTTATAGCAACATCAATCACTTTCATCAGTGTCGCTCCTGATTCAGCAACCAGAAAAACTTACGATATGCTTCATAGTATTTTTCCTTCGTATAGCGGATGAACGCCGGATACTTGAGCAAGAGCTTTTCGTATGACAGGCTGTCGAGAATTCCACTGAGGACGTACTTCGGACAGCCGCATCCAAAGCTCGCACGATCGACCATGTCAATCCGATCGGAGTAATATGCTCGCAGCTCTGCGCCTGTCATTGTCGGATCTGCTGCGTCTTTCTTCACGCGAACACAATATGCCGGTGTATGGAGAAAATCGAGTCCTTTTCTCGCAGCCGCCCATGCCGGATACTGCATCACAAAATGCTTAAGTTCGTAATACCGATGCTTCGGGATCCAATATGGATTCTTCTGAGAGATCTCCGGACGAATCTGTGTGCTCATACGCGCTCACCTCGCCAGATAAATCCCGTATGCTCCCAGAGCTTCTTCGGGGAAATATAAAAGTTGATGCGTCCCCGGCGAGAGTCCATTTCGTCCAGACTCGTGATCTCTTTCCCATTTCTGGTCGCTTTTCCAATCGGGAGCCACCCGGAAATAATGCCTGCCCGCACCCAGCAGGCATCTTTTCCATACACTTTTGCCGCTACACTTACAGGAACAGAACCCATAGGAAATATCATTTCTTCCATTTTTACGTTCTCCTATCTGATACGATTTCAGAAAAGCAATCACGCTCTTCTCAATCGAAAGCGTATCACTGGAAAACGTCACCTGCGTATCAGGTTTGACAAAAAACTGTGTATGAGTTGACAATTCCTACACAAATGACTACTATATCTCCGAAAGGAGGCAGAGTTGTGCTTATACAATGTCCAGAATGTGAATTGAATGTCAGCGATAAGGCGCTGGCCTGTCCGCATTGTGGTCGTCCGATGAGTAAAAATATAAAACCAACTTACTCGCGGACCAGACACAACAAAAGAAGAAGATTACCAAATGGGTTCGGTCAAATCAGTGAAATCAAAGGCCGTAACCTCCGTAAGCCATTCCGAGCAATGGTTGCCGTAGGAAAGGAGGACAATGGGCGTCCAATTTGCAAAATGCTGAAGCCAGAGGCATACTTCGAAACTTACAACGAAGCATATGCAGCGCTTGTAGCATATAACAAAAAACCGTACAGTCTGGATGCTGACATTACTGTCAAAGAACTGTACGAGCGCTGGACGAATGAGTATTTTAAGACACTAAAAAACAAATCAAGCTGTGGCGGTATTAAGGCGGCATGGGCATACTGCACCGTGGTTTATCCGATGAAGGTTTCTGAGCTTCGTGCATACCATATTAAAGGCTGTATTGAAGACGGCTTTGTGGTCGTTCGAGGAAAAGAAAAGCATACGACAGCAAATGTAAAATGCCGGATCAAATCCCTGTTCAATCTCATGCTTGATTATGCGCTCGAATATGAAATCGTCGATCGAAATTATGCCCGCACATTTGAACTCTCAGACGAACTCGTTGCTGAAGTAAAGAAGACCAAGAAAGAGCATATTCCATTTACCGACGCGGAGATGGAACTGCTTTGGACTCATCTCGGGAGCATCGAAGGGATTGACGTCCTACTGGTTCAATGTTATGCCGGTTGGCGACCGCAAGAGCTTGGCTTGATTCGACTTGAGAATGTGGACTTTGAAAAGGGGCTTATGGTCGGCGGTATGAAATCAGAAGCCGGAACAGAACGGATTGTTCCGATCCACCCGAGAGTAGAAGATCTTATCCGTCAGCGCTATCAGGAGGCAGAAAAGCTCAACAGCGAATATCTCTTTAATTACCTTGACCCAAAGAAACCTAACGACATCCGATTAACTTACTCTCGCTATACGAAGTGGTTTAATGCAATCGTAAAGCGACTCGATCTGAATCCAGATCACCGTCCTCACGATGGACGTAAACATTTCGTGACAAAAGCAAAAGAAGCCCAACTTGACGAGTATGCGATCAAGTATATTATCGGGCATTCTATTACTGATATTACTGAAAAAGTGTACACGCAAAGAAATACAGATTGGCTAAAAACCGAAATTAAAAAAATAAAATAGCTTGTAAATGTAGATTATTCATACATTATTCCTACATTTGATATAGAAACCCCTTGAGAATCAAGGGTCTCAGAAATTTACAGTGGAAAAACCAATCTGTATCAAATGTAGTAAAATCCAGTAATATCAACAGGTTTCGGTGCCGGGTAGGAGCAGTAAATAGGGTCGAAAAGCAGGTTACTCCTACATCAATCCTACACTACTCCTACACCGGCAATTCCTACACCTTAGTCATCGAAGCTTCCAGCCCGGTCAAGAATCACAAGTGTCCGAACCATGTCCTCACTCAGATCGATGATCCGGCCATCGCCGACACCGCCTTTTCCTTGGAGCAGCCCCTTCTGAATGAGCTTGTCCAGTGTCTTTCGATAGGTCTGATTCTTCACTTCGCCAAGTTTATTGTATCGCACTTCAATCGCCTCCTCCAGACGTTCCTTGAATTTCTCCCATTGCTGATCACCAGTCGTCTTATAGTACATGTTGTAATAAGCGCCCACATACGGTGCTGGGCAGATCTTCCCGGTCACGTCCCAATGCCGTACAATATTTTCGATCGGGATGTTGTACTTCTTCATGAGCTGAGCTGCAAGCCAGATTGTATTCTCGACGACCTTCTCATCAAAGTACCAATCCTTATCTGAGGGATTCATCGATTTACTATTCAGCTTGGCCGGCCGCATCTCAATTCCGATCGAATTGGTGTTCCGGCAATAGGGATGAATCTGTCGGAATCCGCCTGACGCCCCACAGTGCCACGCAGCATCCTGATCGCGGACGCAATGGTAGATGACATCTTTTTCATCAACAGCGTAGTGTGCGGATGCACGAGCTTCAGGATTCTTAAACCACTCACTAACGCCGTATGCACTGCTGAATGCGCCGAAGAAGTGGATTACAAGGTACCGGGGGGTATTTCCGTTTTTGTAAATATTGATATTTGTGAAATTCTCTTTAATCACCGGCATCCGAATCACCGTCTTTCTTCGTGATGGCGTCCTGAAGCTTCTGAGACTGCGTGCCAAAGTAGAACGCAATGACAACCGTATAAACCATCATGAATTCCTGACTGATCATCTTTTTGACGGACAAATAAGCAAATACGCCAGTCAAGACAAGCGTAACGATGCTCTTGACACTGAGAAGCGCCGCAGCGCGTTTGATGATGTTCTCCATTTAATCTACCTCCTCATTCTTTTTCACGAAAATGCGTTTGAATGCGAGTAAAACAAGTTCCCCGCCAAACGTGCATGCTGTAAAATTCGTGATCGGCGAAATATCAACCGCCACATGAAAGAAGGGGGCGACTGTTGTAACAGCCATCCCCCATAGCAGTACGAATGTCATGATTTTAATTGAATAGAGCACGATTGTGCGTGACATCTCGCCTTTTTTCCATGCACGCTTATTTAACATGCTAACTCAGAACCTCCCAGGTTTTGATCTCGTTCTTGATCTTTTCGACAAACGAGTTTCCTTTCAGAGCTACATATGCTTCGTATTCATAGAAAAAATTCTCGTATTCGTACTGGCGAATCTGTTTTGTGTCTTTATGTTTGTAATATGTACGGAGCATGTCCGATCGCAACTGGCACTTCTGCCCATCCCGAATATCGTGAAGCCCCAGGAGCTTCTCACGAATCGGTTTGATAAGCAGCACGATCAGGGCCAGAATGCTTCCGATTCCGGAGCAGACATTGACCACACTGAAGAAGATGTTCATATATTTCCTTTCTGGCATCCCTACTGGATCATGCCAATCGCGTATTTATTATTATATGCAACAAGCACAAAGGGCGTTGTAGGGTCTGTCTCCCAAGAAAGAGCGAGCGCTGAAGCGGCCTGACCGCCAAAACTTGCGCTACTTTTTCCGATTGTCCTATAGTCTTCTGTCACCCAGAGATCACCATTATCCAGCAGAACACACACCGACAGATAGCTCGATATTTGAACAAACTCAACGCCAACAACTGACTGGCCCGATGTAAAATTTGTGATTTTGCCAATCACAGAAGTTTCCCCGAGACCAGATGTAATTTTATTTGCGTCGAATACATACAAACTATAATGCCCGGAATTTTCGACAACCACAGCTACTTTCCCGTCATCGCTGTATGTACATTTTACCGGCGTATATATACTTGAAAATTCATATACGGAATATGTGCAGGTCTGAAGATCACTGATCCCCTGGAAAATAAGAAGTTTTCCATCTCCGGTAATTGCAGCCATTTGATTGATCTGTATCGCACAACTGATCAATTTTGAAATTCCCGAGAAGCTCCTATTGGTAACTGCCCCACTGGACGACAGTGCAACAATCAATGCCGCTCCGTCACATCCCCCAACGCCATAAATTGTTGCCCCATCTGAAACAGGACGCGCGAGAGTCATATCTTCCAGAACAGCAGATGGCAATGCAGCACTATCAAACTGCGAGCCATCTTCCCGGAAATCTTCTCTGGGATTCCAGAACATAAGATAGTTGCTCTCGTTCAAGCTTCCGCCATACGATGATGTCATCGGAACTGCCACAAGTTCGTTGGATACAACAATTCCGCTTGCTGGGTGTCCTCCTGTTGTGGTCGCCTGATATGCTCCATGCTCATCCGTGCGGGCATCGTAAAACATTTTATGAAAATTATAGTTAGCATCTACAGCTGCAATAAGGAACTTGTCGTCATAGGTGGCCAAACCCTTTGCTGTCGTTTCTGAAGCATCCAACGGCGTTTCACAATACATGGCCAACCCGACAGTCGGTGATACACTAATTGAAATATCCAATGAAATCGTTGTGCCATCTTCGGTGTAATAAATTGTAAATGACGTTTGTCCGGACAGCAGCACTTTATCTTCGTCCCATGAAAAACCGAGACTTTGGGTAACACGCACCGAAGATTTGATTGCGTTATTTGAATATGTCAGTTCGACCAGAAGCCCCTGCGCACTGAACGTCTCCCCGCTCTGATATGCTGATTTCGTCGGACCGCTCGTACGGCGCATACTCTTTATTTTAATTTTGCTTCCGCTGGAAAGCGTTTTCACGGCTTCAACCATTTGATCAATGGTCTTCTTTCCGGATGTTCCGGCTTTCGTATTGATCGTATCGGCGAGAAGATCCAGTTTTGTTTTTGTAATGGCAACTTTTTCGGCCAAATACACTCTCTCCTCTCTGAAATGAAATCTCCGGGTCAGGAGTCCACCCAACCCGGAGTATTTGGTTTAGACGACTTTTGCGTTTGTGTAATAGGTCACATTAAACGACGGTGTGCCTGTTACCGTGCCAGACGTATTTGTGAACATATCACCCAGGAATTCACTCGTTTGGCGAGAGGCGGGCAACGTAACTTTTTTCGAATCGTCGCACGGAATCCGATACGCGTTCGGACATTCATCAGTTTGCTCAGCCGAGAACTTCAGTGCAGTACACCCACTGAACATGCTGGCGTAAAGATTGTTATTGCCTGTATCACGCCATACGCCTGCGTCAGTTGCAGCTCCTGCGAGTGGGATGCCGCTCAGTTTCGGAATCACCAGAAGATTCGTGCACCCCATGAATTGCTGTTCCATCGTTGCACGGGTTAAGCCGCTGTCGCTGATAGACGGTGCTGCAATCAGTCCGGTATTGCCTCTGAACGACATCGGAATCACATCCGACAGGTCTCCGGAGCAGGACACGTTTTCGCCTTCGATCGTGATATGCACGTGCGGTTTACTATACGAACTGTCCTTCGTATACCGGATCCAGATACGATTGTCATACCCAGAGGTGATCTTGTCCGTTTGCGTAGCGTTTGCCCAGTTCCATCGAGACCAATATACACCATCCTTTGAATATTCCACATCTCCGCTTGCCCATTTTGAACCCCCGGAGATGTTCAGTATATCAATATCCGCTCTGATGCTGAACGTCTGCGGGGCGCTGAATAGCAGCGCCTTTTCAGGAAGGACTTCTTCTGCGCCAAGCTGCCCATCCGATCCGACGGTCAATCGGAATTTCCGGCCGGACTGATTATCACTGCTCGGTAGAACAATGCCGTCTCTGGAAATTTCAAGCTTGTTCATATGCAGAACATTGTTCGACATGTAGACATCCCGATAAAAACGAACCACATCCTGGTCTTGATCGATGTCCGCCGAGAGTGCATTGTCAGTTCCATAGAAGCAGATGTTCTTTCCATAAAAACTCAAATAATCGCTTCTCAGTGTATCCGGCGCTTCCAAGAACTTCTGCGGAATCTTGACAACTGACGCAACATCCGCATAGACTTCGATTGCAACTTTGCCCTGCACGGAGCTCCAGCTCTCGAAATAGTACGTTCCGCCACCGGCATAACCCACAGAATTCAGATAAAATGGGTATTTTACGAGATTCGAATCGCCCAGTGTCAGATAAGCACTGCCTTCTTCAATATCTACGTTCTCGTATTTTGTGCCATTGAAAACGACATTACATTTCTTTGATTCCGGAGTAGACACATAACCCATGCCGGCGTCGACGGAGTAACCGCCTGCCGTTCTCTCCGTGGCAAAGTTCAATGTGCCGCTCCAGATCTTCTGACTTTCTGTCACGTAATACCCGCCAGGACGGTTCTTGACATAATCACTGGCAGATGTCTCATTCTCCAGCCAGTCAGGCATTGTAACGGGGTATGTCCGTTTCTTCTTCAGAATATTTTCGACTTCTTCAGAAACGTCATTGCCATTTGAATCCATCAGACGCTCCAGGGATATACTCCATGTTTCACCGTCGTCAACCGAATAAATTGCCTTCCCATCACCGATTGCCATAAATACTCCGTCATGGTAGCAAACCGTCGGCAGCGTTGTAAATGTACAGGGCAGACTGATCGATTCAAATTCAGAAACAGAGTTTCCGACAGAGTGCCACGCAACAAATTCTTTCGAGTCGGCGGCGGTTTCAGCAAAAATGACAATTTGGGTGCCGCTCGAAGTGACACACGAATTGCCGCTTGTAATCGAGATGTTTGTTGCAGTGCTTTCCGTAATCTCCGTATCAGCCTTACCAACAGAAACTACGGCATCAAGTGCTTCGGTATAGCCAAGAGCAACCGCCCCAGAAGAAGAGTTCACAAAGCCCAATTTGGTCGGCCTAATTGATGAAGACATGTGGCAATGCACATAATCCCATTTCCAGTCGTTTGAATAAGTGAGACGATAAAGTCCGGTGTCAGTCACTGCAACATAAATGCAGTCGCCAATATACAGATTATCTGTTACGTCTTGGCCCATTGACATCTCTGAATGCATCAATAAATCTTCGTTAGCAATATCATACAGATTAGCGGACGTGCTATAAGTATGGTCTTTATACGTCATGAGAAACACTCCTGAATCTGTGTCATCGAGCTGATCAGCAAGCGGGCCAATATTGGCGTATGTAACAGTCGGTTTCCCCGTGCTGCGTGAGTTGCTTGTTATCGTACGCCAATTGAGTCCATCGCTCGATATAGCATGTCCAAAATCATATGCTGCAACGAATTTTCCGGCGCCGTATGTAATGTCGTACCAATTGACACGCTCTTTACCAGACGATAATAGTATTGCAGGCATTTCAAATGCATGCCAGCTGACCCCGTCATAACTATATGCGCCGATGCCTGAATCTCCAACTACCACGTATTTGCCTGCGCCATAAGCAACGGCGTTAAAATGCTTTGACGGTAATCCCGACAGATCTAGGGCCATGCCGATCGATCTGGCCAATAGATTTTGGTCCTTTACGCCAATATGCTTCTCCGCATCATTCACATGAGTTTTGAGATTCTTATTCGCAGTATCAGCTTCAGTCTGGGCTGTATCAACCGAATCCCATACCTCGTTGATTTGGTTGGAGAGCTCTCTCTCAGATGCAGCAATTGCGCTTGAAACGGATGCAAAACGCTTATTAAGAGAATCCGGCAGGCATTCCTCCGGAAGCTTCTTTATGTCATAACGTGCAATCGTTTCTGTTTTCGTCTGCGACAGAGACACATTTTTTCCGAGATAATTGCTCGTGCAATATGCACCTGCCAGCATACCGCCGTCTCTCAAAACGATTGTTACAACAAGAATATCATCAAATTCTGCAATCAGGTCTGCGCTGGAGAGTTTTTGCGGATAGCTGACGACAGACATATCGTCGGCAGCATACGCTTCCAGATCATAGGAATCGCCATCAATCAATAGCGTGTATGTGTCGCCAGGAATCATAATCTGAGCATCCGGTCTGACAGTCAGCAGGCATTCATGGATTGGTTCTTCTCCCTCCGAATTCAACACACCGCTCGCAAGATCCTTTGTAACCGTCACAGTTTCCGTTCCGACATAATCCTTATATGCCGGACGGGACTTCATGATTGTCCCACGGATGGCGTCCAAGATGTTCTTGAAAATATTGTAGTTGTTCATGTTACTTACCGCCCGGCAAAGCGCCAATTAAAATCGTAACCTCTCCGGGAAGCAATACGGCTGCTGCAACGATATTGTTGCTCTCAAAAGAAACGCTATTAGGATCGGAATCAACGAAGGTAGCAGCTATCACAGACGAATATCCTTTTGGCAGGTTCGAAATGGGGGATGTGTCAGCTACACGCGTTTTTTGGGACGATTTATAGACAAGAACCTCCCCTGCACGAAACGCTGTAACGAATGCGTCAATCGTAATTTCCGTCCCGGTCTCATCAGACAGCATCGCTACGTTCGTACCCGATACGGTCTTTACACCTGCATAAAAAACGGTTCGCTTCCCGCCGCCAAAGTTCGCGTTCTCTTTCGAGATCAGTTTTGCAACGCCATCCTCAACGACAACGATATAAGAACCATCGCCAAGTTCAGACAGCTGTTCCAATTTTGTAATATCTCTGACTTCCATGCTATTCCCTCCTATCACCACATCAAGATTTTCCCATTTTCATCTGTAAGGTATGCTCCTCCGGACGTCACTGCTGGGCACATCCCAGTTTCCCGCAGCAGCTGCTCCAGCTCAGCGTCGGTCAGGACGTCAATGTTCAGCGTTTCGAGCTGACCAAGCACCTCGTTGATTGCGTCAACGATCGTATCCTTGTTCTTGGTATTCAGCTTTTGAAGATCACCAATAATTTTCAGGATAGACTCATACCAGCTTTCTCCGGGAGTGCGTTCTTCGGGATTAGAACTCAGCGATCGCATAACAAAAGTGGCATAGATTCCGCTTTTCTTATGAACTTCTCCCTGATACCATTGAAGCTCGCAGTATCCGTATCCGGGCTTTGCGGTATCCTCCTCCGAGACCAGCCACCATGCCATGTCGTCTCGCACAGAAAGCGGGATCGGATAGATTGTTTCGTCGCCATTCCGTTTCCCTAGAAGAAGTGGGTATCCCCCAGGGAATTCTTCTTCGAACTCATGCAGGTCAAAGCCCACAGAAAGGTGGCATCCTTCTCCTGCGCGTCCGAGTTTGATCGCCCCGGATGAACGTGCTAATACTTCTTTCACATGATCCCTCCTTTAAGTCCCATAAGCCAGCGAATCGCCGCTGTTCAGTTGACTGAGCACGTCATTGACGATAGCTGTTTTATCGGCTGTCGTGTAATAGTCGACACCGCGTACAGGTGTCGTACCGTCCGCGCCTCTTGACGGCTTCCCTGTATCAGTGCTTCCGAGATACCAATTCCCGTTTGCTCCGATCGTCGGCGTTACCCCATTGTCGCCTTTCGTTCCGCTCGCGGGGGTACCGGTGTTCGCATAGGCTTTCTTCGTAGAATTCCACATCCACCAGTATCCGTTTTGAATTTTTGGTGGGTTTCCAACGACCTCTTCTGCTTCAGCAACCAGTTCGGCCATGATAAGAAATTCGTCCGAGGAAACTGCACTCCCATCTTGAACAGGATTTCTTGCAATATCGAGCTGAATATAGCTGGAACCGGCGGTCATTCCGTTCAGAGCTATCTCCAGAATTGCGTTCATAATTCCATACTGTGCTGTAATCTGCTTTGTCATTTCACAGTAAACGACTGTCCGTGTGGCATTGCATCCAAGCGCCGGATTGTAGACGACTGTTCCGTCAACTTTTCCGACCCGAATGCTTGCACTTGCATTTGCCGGAAGCGTATACGGAACACCGTCGGAGTAGAGCGAAACTGCCAGAATCGGAAGCGTCATGTCATACTGCATCAGATGAACCGGTGCAGCAGTCCTGGTTCCAGCCTTGAAATCAACGGCTGTCTCATGAAGCAATCGCTCTGCCGGAGGTGTGTAAGTTGAAATCCCCATGATTCATCCTCCTTTTTATCCGAGCAGAATATTTGCGGTATAGAGCTTGCTCCTGTCATCATAGCTCACAGTGATCGATGTAACTTTCGTATAAAACCCCTGGGTCGGAATCCGGACATTGTCATCATTCGTAATTACACAGGACGAAAACTCCAATCCTTCCAGCTCAGACAGATCCGGGAACGTCGTTTCATTTTCAACCAGAAAACTGTTCGTTCCATTTAAGGTCATTCCGCCGCTCAGATTTTCGAAAAAATTTGTGATTGCAACAGTGTGCTCTCCAAGCTGCATTGTCATAAGAACCTCTCCTATTCATTTTTGATTCTTTGCATCAATCGCGCGATTGATTGCTTCTTTTAACGCAGAAGACGCATTTGCAAAAAAGCTTGCTTTGATCTTAGTCTCACCTTTTGTCACACCGGATACAACATTCCCTGCACCGGACAGGCTGGCGATTGCCGCTCGCATTTGATTGAAATGATTGGCACTGATGATCGTTCCAGAAGCTGCTGTCGGGATACTCCCCGAACTTCCACCGCAGGCCGCGACTTTCGCAATCAGGTTCCGCCATGCTGCTGCCGTAAGATTTCGAAGTGGCTGCCCGGCAAGAATTTTGTTTGCATCGTCTGAAGTCCATGAAAAATAGGAAATCGGATTTTTTGTCGCCACAGATACTGCCGCGCTATCCGTATATGCCCCATTGAGCGTGTGCCGGATCATAAAATAATACGTCTGTCCAGCTGTCAGCCCCGTTACTGTAATTGGGGAACCTGCCACAGTTCCGTAAGAAACATAAGCGCCCGTTCCGCTTCGATAAAAGAGTGTCCAGTATCCGTCTGCCGCCCCATTCTTATTCCAATAAATCGTCGCACTATCTTTCGTTGCAGAAATACTTGTAATAACAGGAGCAGTCGGCTTTGGAAGCTCCGTTGCAGTAATCATGATACTCCGATCAAAGCTCGTATCCGTGATATTAAACTCCGTTGCAGGTCCAAACCATCCAGATTGCCCAGGTCGGTTATAGTATAATGCATATGGTCCCCCATATCCGGATAAGGGTGTCAGCTGCGTAAATGCTACACTTTCCCCCGCCGTCACCTGCATGCTTTGTACGCCGCCGCTTGTCGCAGTAACCGTTTGATACGAACCGCCACTGGAAGACATATAAAAACTCGACATACCTGTTCCGCATCGGCCGGTGACCGTCACCTTAGTAATCCGCTCTTTATAGTAGGCATGGACCTCCTGCCCATCCTGAATCGTGATTCCGCTATTGGCACCATAAACCCCCTGATACCCATCGGAAGCCATTCGAAAATATTGAAATTCATACTGCACAGAATACGTCTGGTATTGGGTACCGGCATAATTGATATAAAAAATCCCGCCCGGATACCCGGTATACGAGCCATTTGTCAACGAGGTTCCACCGAGCAAATAGTTATATACCATAACCTTGATCGTCTGCGGTGTTACCGTATAAGAAACAGCGTTAGTGTCAGAATTTTGCGGGGATTGCCCCGGCGCATAAATATGAACGTAAAACTGGTACGTTCCTGCATTACCAATATACCCGCTGATATTGAATGACCATGTTGTTGTGCCGGCAGCAACTGTACCGCTGCTGGGCTGACGGTCAACCTGGGTATAACTTGTGTTTCCCGGATAGAGACAGTATAAAGCCATTGCATACTGCTGCCCAACTGTCAGCCCTGTAACGTTTAACGTTACCCCAGAAAGAGAAGCACTTGGCATCGTCTCACCGCCTTATCCAAATACCGGAACCAGACTTGCCGTATCCAGAGTGTTGATCGTCACTTTTCCGGTGTCATGGTGCATTTGAATCGTCGCGCTTCCGGCTTTCAGGAAAATATCGCCATCATTTGCCTGAATTCTGATCGCCCCAACCGAGCCGAGCTCGACAGCGCTTGCCGCTGAACTAGCCGAGGTTAGCTTCAGCCATCCTCCGCCATCTACGTTAAAATCAAATCCATTGCTGTTTACGCTGTTTGCAAGCGTCTGGAGCTGCTCTTTGATGCTGCTCCCGCCTGTAAATTTGAAGTCACTCGCTTCGACATCGCCATTTTCGATATAGAGCTTTCCGCCGGACATGTATGCGACTTCTACGTTATTTTGCATGAACGATACTCGGCCGGATGTGATCTTGACATACTCGCCCTGCGTCGTGTCAAGCCCGCCACTTGTCGTTGTGAAAAGCTTCCCGACAGCAATTCCGTACTCTCCGTTTCCAAGATCTCCGGTCTTGACGTACTGATAATTATCTGTCTTCTGGTTGATCCCATTCAGTGCGCCAATCGTATCCACGAGAATGGAGTCACCATGAATGTTCGACACATTCAGTACACTGCAATCCAGATTACCGGTTGCAATGTAATCAGCGACGATCTTTCCATTCTGCGTCATGGCAAGTCCGAATGGGCCGTTCTTACCATTCTTTGAATAGCCAAGTCCGCCGGAATTCCATCGCCAGACTTTCACAGCTTTGTCGAGATCTTTATTATCGGCAATGTAGATCTCGTTCTTGGTGACAGTCACATAGCCACCGAGTTTCCCGCTCATGATGAGATCCGTTGCATTTTGAATTGCACGCTCCATATAGCTCTTGTCCGAAGCTTCTTCAATCAGCGTTCCCTGATTGCTGACTGTTTCAGCCAGAGAGGACTTCGGTTCCCCGAGTTCAATGGAGTTGTACTTACCCGTCAGTACGTTATATACAGTTTTAATACATTTTGCCGTCGTCTTGACGCCGAGTTTTTCGAATTCGACGGTTACCGTGTCGCACAGTTTCACAGTCTCCAGACGTGCAAAGTCCTTATACTCCTCTGTCTGTGCGAGCATCACGAAAGAGACATCCAGAGACACTTTCGGAATGCCAATTTTATTGTCAGAAATGTACTTCTGCGCTGCGGCAAGAAGCTCCGCCTCTGTCGGCTTTTCAATCGTGGTCACGTATCCTTCACTATCGGTCGTCTCCTTGCTGAAATCCTCGGAAGAGAGATCCAACGGCATGATCTTCACGAAATCGTAGTTGCCAGACGCATTGACGATTCCATTGTTTGCAGAGAGCGTGACAAGTCCGCCGTCTTCAGACTCGGAATACCAAAATGGATACACACCCGTATAAAAGTCGGTGTCATTTTCCTCCTGCTCCAGATCGGTCATGTTCTTGCCATACCGAATCGTAACCCCACGGTCAGCACCGCGGGATTCGAGCAGAGAAATATTCCACTTATCAAACAGGTATTCACCACCGAAAGTATCAAGAATGGAGCCATCGCTTCCGCCTAATAAAGATCGGATGCTGGAGGGCTTCGGAACAGACATCGTACCAGACTTCCCAACGTTTGTGAAGAAGGTGAAGGGGGTGGAGGGTACAGAGAAGTTCTTCAGATACGACATTGCTGCCGAAGCCGAACCAGCATCCGCGGGAAAGAGTTTTACGATGGAACCGGACGTATCATAGCTCAGATGAGCGGCATGAACCGTCACGATTCCATTGATGGGCTTTGTGATAGAGTAAATACGAAATGGCTGTGGATCGTCATAGGGATTTGGCTTCACATAAAGGATCCGCCGTTTCTGGATGTCATGAAAATGGCTGCCAGTCAACGAATACTCCATCTCGACCTCATATCCACCGTTCCGTTCCTCCGTCACAACACAGGAGGCTGCGTCCGGAAGAGCCCCGAGACCGTTCGAGGAGAATGCTTCCTCATCGTGGTCATAGAGAACAATCAGAGAATCCACCATCTCGGAATCACCTCCACGGAAGTAATGCTGCCGGTAAATGTAATTGTGTTCAGACCCGGAAGCAAAAGCGGAAAACCGTCAGAGAAGGAGACTTTGCTGTTCAGATTTGTCATGCTTCCTTCCTCATAAACATCCTGAAGCTCTGAATCGATCACCATTTTTGTGGAGCTGCTCAGTCCGCTGATTGTGATCGTTTGAGTTCCAATCGTAAGCGCTCCAGAACCGGATGCAGTCACGATCAGCTTGGGGAAGCTCTTCTGAAATGTTGGATTGCGGAGGGAATCGGCAGAAGTAAAGGAAACTGCCCGCTCCCCAACTTTCAGGAAACGGGCAGGTTTACAATTAAATTCGATCGACATTTTACCGGCCTGATGGAACAAGTTTTCCATCTCGGTATCAGAAACATAATAGGCAAGACGGAAGTAATCCGGTTCATAGGAATCTTCCAGTTTTGCATATCCGGATGCAGAGTGCAGCCATTCACTGACGCCAGATGCCAGATTTGTAAAATTACCGTCGATCTCACCGACAGAGATGTCATACTTTCTTGTGACGTTCTGGTAAGAACCATTGTCGATTACGAGATCACCATTTCGACCGGGAATATGAACCACCTCGTAGTCGCGTTCGGGCGTCGCATATACAGGCGGTTTCTCTACATGAATTCCATAGTTGGTCGACGGGATTCCATTAAAGATAATCACGCCCATGCCGCTTTCTTCCTTTCTACACGTCTTTGAAGTTTGCGATCCACCTCATCAGCAATCGCTCTCGGGTCAGTCCCAGTGATATAGAAGTTATTTGTAGTGTTTTCAGAGTTCTGCTTGCCGCCGACGGCTTCAGTCTGCTGTTCCGGAGCAAATGCAGTCCGGTTCATGCTGTTTGCCGTTTTTGCGGCAATACTGACGGTACCTTCAACCGGGCGACCGCTCAGCGTACTCATCAGATCAGCCATCGCAGCACTTCCATTTTGAATTTCCGTGAGATCCAGCACCGGTCGAATCGTAGGATTCATGTCCATTCCGCTGTCGATCAGCGATGCGATCTTGGAAACAGCGTTTGACAAACCTGTTGTTGCAGATTCCGCAAGTGCGTCACTGGAGATACCAGCGCTTCGGATGTTGTCGGTGATACCGTTCGTAAAACCGATACCAAAGTAGTCACCGATTTTGTAGCCGACCTTAGACGGAGACTTGATCTGCAGTTTGCTCCGTGCCGCAGAAGAAGCTCGTGATGCCATATTCGCCGAAGCGTTTGATACAGCACCAGCATTTGCGGAGATGCCATTTGCGATACCAGCCGCCAAATAACTACCTGCACTCTGGAACTGACTGTAATACCCGCGAATAGCAGCCACGCAGTTGCTAAGAAATGTTGAGAACTGGTTCTTAACCGTGCTCGTTTGACCGCTGACGCCAGCATTGAAGGATTTCATAAGATCTTCCCCAGCTGTCTTAAAATCAGACTTTTTGCTGGTAAGCCCCTTAACCCCCTTCTTCGCGGCTTCCTCGAACTTGCTCTTCAACTGGCTCTCGCTTGTCGTAATAGCACTCTTGAGATTTGCAATCAGTGCGTTCACAGCAGTTGCGGCTTTTGTCCTGGAATCTGAGAACGAAAGCAGAAATTCATCCACGCTAGTAGATCCAATCGTCTCCATTGCATTCGTAAATTCGGTCAATGCCGTGGAGTCAATAACCGCAAATTCCTCGGCAATATCGACGATACTCTGAAGAGCCGTTTGTAAAGTCGCAATATTGTCGGTATCCAAACCTGCACAGTTCGTCACAAAGGTTTTTAACTTGGAGCTAAATGAGACCAATTTGTCACCGAATGTAGCGAGATCTTTACCTCCTTTTGCGTCTTTTACTGTTGCTGCAATCGAAGCCATACTTCTGGCTGCTGACAACGACGCATTGATATCTGAGTTATAATCAGCAATGCCGTCCACTTTTTTGCCATACTCCATCAACGCTTCACCAAATGGCTTAATAGTCTCACCGAATTCGTCCAAGTCGTTATTACCGACAATATCACCAAGCCATCCGCCGCTGTTGGGAACAAGTTCGGCAATCTCAATGATTTTTGTTGCAGCAGTAGCGGAATTTTTAATATCTTGTATATATTCATCAATACCGACAACGGACTTGCCATATGTTATAAGAGCTTCACCGAATGGCTTAAAGCTTTCACCGAAATCATCCAAATCGTTGTTGCCAACAATATCGCCACTGTTCGGGACTAGCTTCGCCACATCGATAATGGTATTAGCAGCTGTAGCGGAATTTTCGATGTCGTCGAGATATTTGTCAATGCCCACAACGGATTCGCCATATGCCATAAGTGCTTCGCCAAAATCGCCAAGTCCAGCTGCGAAGTCGGCTAAATCATTTGTTCCAGTGAAATAGTCGAAGACATCGCCAAGAAGACCGTCGCTGTTCAAAGTTGCAAGAACCCCCGTAATAGCGGTAATTGCATTGGCAGAGGCATTCACTGCTTCGGCATTGATACCAGAAATACTATATGCAAAATCTGCAAAGTGCGGTCCAAATTGTGCTAATTGTAGACCCAAAGATGCCAGACTACCACTGCCCAACGACAGCAAACTTAAAACGCCTTCAACAAATGCAGCGGCACTTAACAAGATGATCGCACCTGAAAGATTGGCTATTCCGTCCAGAACTGCCTGATCAATGTTCCGTGCGCCATCCAAGAATGGCTGGAGGTTCTCCATAAAGAGAGAAAGATTGTTTCCGGATTCTGCAATACCAGCTGTGATGCGCTCAATAGCGGCTCCAACAATGCTGCCGACAAATGTGCCGATACCTTCGCCAATCTGCCCCAGCACTTTAATGCCTTCATCTATCAACCAACTGAATCCGGGGATCTGATTCAAACCACCCAGCGCAGCCATAATTGCCGCCATAACAGCAATAAACTCAGCCAGTACTAAACCTGCGGCAAGACCGGCAGTCAAAGGCATCCTGCCAAGAACGCCAATCGTGACACTCAAAGAGAGAAGAACTGTACTGAGTGAAGCAGCGATACCCATCACACTGTTCAGATCCAGCAATGTCATAGCAGCAATAATACCACCGACAATCACCAGAATGGCAGCAACACCAGCAGCACCAATCAGAGCTTTCGGAACGGACTTTGCGAGTGAAGCAAACCATTTAACAAGGAAGCCAGATGCAGCTACAATACCAGCGAAGATTGCGGCGTTGATCCAATCGCTGGTTGTTATTTCACCAAAATATTTGCTAAGTGCTTCGCCGATTTTCTTAATAATACTTGCTAAGTGCTCTATAATTGTCGGAACGTATGCGTCAATTTGGATAAGAATCTCATCAATCAGAACAAGAAGTGCTTTCGCAATTTTTGGTGCTGTACGCATCAATGTGTCACATGCCGCTTCCACAATAGGCGAGGCGAGTCCCAGTAGCACAATCAATGCACTTAGGCCCAGTGCGCCAATACCGAGTTTCATAAATGCGTTAGCTAACTTGTTCAGCGAGTCTACAGACTTGCCCATTTTGCTCGCTGTCTTGGATAGAATAAATAAAGCAATCGCCAAACCACCGATGCCCTTCACAAGTTCCCAAACAGACATTGAGCCAAGCAGTTTAATTGCAGAAGCAAGAACAAGCAATCCCGCCGAAAGTGCGAGCATTGCGGTGCCGACCTCAGATATGTTTCCGAACACTCCGTTGAGAACCGTAAGCACCGAGAGAGCACCGACCATCCGTCCTAAAGCAACAGACATGGCTATCAATCCTTGTGCAAGGGATGCTAAATCCATGCTGCCCAATAGCTTAATAGGAACGACCAGCATAATCATAGCAAATGCCAGGCTCAACAAGGCTCCAGCCACACCGCTCATGCCACTCTGCCCTTTCTTAGAGAAGAGTCCATTAACTGCAGCTAAGATACTTAATGCGACAGCCATTTCGCCCATAGCAGCGCCAACAGCGATCAACCCTTGCGTAAGCTCCATCGTATTCATATTGCCGAGTATTTTTAGCGGGATAAGAAGGAGATTAAGGCTAAAAGCTAACGCAAGTAAAGCGCCGGCGATTCCGGCCATATTGGAAGCCTTAATTGCTTTTAAGCCTGCGGTGATGCCGCCGACAACCGCCATTAAAATAGATACGGCTGCGCCGCCTTGTATCAGCTGCTCGATTGGCATTTTACCGAGTTTTTCCACAGCTGATGCGAGTAAATACATAGATCCGGCGATAAGAACCATATTTTCCGCCATGGAACGAACATTATTTACATTACTTGTGATATCTTCCACCGGCGTTCCAACGGTGCGCTCAATGGGATTCTTACGTACCAGTTTCATAAATACTCCCATTGCAACAACCATTTCACCAAGCAAGACGAACATGGCCGTCATGGCAGGCAATGTATTTTCCCAGTTAAGTCCCTCGCATTTCTTCAAAGCCATGGCTAATAGGAATACAGATCCAGAGATGACGAAGAGAGCCTTGGCCACCATATCTAAATGTAGTCCGTCAGCAAGCCCTTCCAACGAATCCGCTTTACTAACCATTTTACTTGCAATACCTAAAATAGCACCGACCTCAATTAGTAAGGCGGTAATAACTCCAAGACTTGCAAGAACACGTGTTTCATCAACTTTTGAAATGACCCACAGTGATGCAGCTAAGATAGCAACAGCTTTTGCAATTTTAAGAAGTATCTCTGCTCGAATATCTGCTTGCCATGCCTTTATCGCCCCACGAGCTGTATCGAGAAGTTTAGTGACACTTTCGCCGATGCCGTCAAGACCTTTGAACAAATCCAGAAATTGCTTGACTAACTTATAAATACCGACTAAAACAGCACTATCAAACAAATCAATGATTGTAAGTTCGCCGAAGGTATTTTTAATAGCTGCAACCACTGGCGCACAAAATGCTTTCACCTTCTCAGTAATCTTGGCAAAGGCCTCTTTTAACTTTGAACCGATTCGAGATAGCTGTTCTAATGCATTGCCGGCTGCACCAAGATCCTCATCAGCACTTCCGCGAATCTTTTGAAATGCAGCGGTGACGGTTTCTTTCAGAGAATTGACCCACGGGAATGTATCGCGAATTTTCTCTCCAAACTCGCTCAGCCTCTCGCCAATCAAGGCAAAGATGTCGCGTAAAGATTCAAATTTCGTAAAGTCAATACCGGTCCATGACCCAACAAAGTCAAGTACGTAGTCTTTTGCAACCTTGAATCCGGATGCCAGTTTATCGATTGCGCCATTGACCAATTCAACGAATTTTTCAAGATACCCACCGGAGTCGATTGCTTTATCAATCGAAACCAAGAACTCTCCAAGGCTTCCGGTCACGTCAAGAATTCCATCGCCGACAGGAAGCAGCTTTCCAAGCAGATGTCCAATGATCTGGGCGAATGCGGAGACACCCTTCCCAGCGATATGGAAGATAGAAAGGACACCCTCAATACTCATTTTGAAATTTTGAAGGCCCTTCTCGCTTACCTCGATACCGTCAACAAACTCTCTGATCCGCGTTGTCATATCGTAGATACGCTGCCCCAGATCATTATTGGGGTTGAACACTTCCTGAAATGCATCTCCGACCTGATTCACAATCGGCATCAGCTTTTCAAATGCCATTGTGATCGCATCGATCATATTCTCTCGTCCGGATGCTCTACCCATCTTCTTGGCAAACTCGTCCAGATTCAAACTTCCATCTTTAACCGCCTCTACAAGATTCAGTAGCGCCTGACGCTGATCTTCTGTATAGCCTTTCGCTTCGAGTTCTTCTTTTGATAAACCTGCAACCGAATCTGCCATGGAATCGAGTGCAGTTTTCAGCATATCAGAAGTAACCCAACCGCCCTTAAGCGATTTTTCAAAAGAGCCGTACTTCTCAATCAGATCGTCAACGGCTACGCCGCTATTTTTGCCAGCTTCCATGATAGCATTCTGGAAGCCCTCCGTGTCCTCGATGCCTTCATTCAGAAGCTGTTTCCAGCCAGACATGAAGCCTTCCTTCAGGACTGCGTTTCTGGCATCTGCCGAATCGCCGATCATTTTAGTCAGCGTATCGCCAAAAACAGTCAGTGTTTCCTTCGCTTCTTCAAAGTCACCGATGATCGTCTGCCATGAAGTCGTCCAACCGGACTGTGCAGATTCCTTCAGAACATCCCACAGCTGAGAAAAGGTCTTGATCTTCGTAGCCGCATCCGTCGCAGTGATACCCATCTGCTTGATCTCGGCAATTTCCTTGTCATTATAACCCTGCCGCTTCAAGCTTTCTTCATTGTAGGTATCTGTAAACTCCGTAAAATGCTGAAGCGTTTCCGTCAGAATGTCTTTTGTCAGCCATCCTTTGGAAAGTGTCTCTCGGAAAGAACCTTCGTCGGCGATCATCTCATCAATAGCGATTCCATGAATACGAGCCGTCATTTTCAGCGCGTCCTGAAATACCTGACCGCCCATATTTGCGTTGACCACCGAGTTCCAGTCCTGTAATTTTACAGTACCAGATGCCAATGCCTGCGAGAGCTGATACATTGCGGTAGAAGCCTGCTGACTCGTAGAGCCAGAGACAGCTGCAAGGTTTGCAATACCCTTGATGGCATTGACAGATGTATTCAAATCAACACCGGCAGCCGTAAATGTACCGATGTTTCGTGTCATTTCCGTAAAGTTATAGATTGTCAGATCCGCGTACTTGTTCAGTTCATTCAAAGCGCGGTTGACGTCGTTGATGTTGGCTCCCTCTTTCTGAGTGTTCGCCAAAATCGTCTGTGTTGCATTGATTTGTGTCTCGTATTCCTGTAAACCGGACTTGATCGGTTCGATGGTCAATGCGTATGCGATTTTCTTCCCGGCGTTTAATGCCGAGTTTGTAATATTCTGAAGAGCTGTTACAGCCATGACCTCAAGCGCGGAGAACTTCAAGCGAATAGATTCTACGCCATTTGACAGTCCTCCCATATCGACCCGACCAGCCGCCTTGCTGATATTCTCGAAGCCTTTTGCACTATCCTCGAACTTGAGGCTTTTCTTCAGCTTATCCAGTGTTGACATACTCGTGCTTACATTCTTTTCGAAGTTCGCATTGTCAAACCGCATCTCGACGACTCTCTGGTCGATCGTTTTGCTCATAGCTTTGTAACCTCCTTCCATGCTTTCTCAGCAAGCTCGTCAAAAATCGGCTGGATAGCGGGGTTGATGTAATCGCGCCCTTCTACCCAGCCGCCGTTGCGTGTGCCATGTCCGTATTGCAGAATAATTGCAATCGGCACACCTTTGACGATATGCGAGTTTGTAAACATGATCCTTGCAGACCCTTTTGGGTTTACAATCTCATAATCCCAGCTCGCGGCAGTTTCGCCGCTGTCAACCGGGGTAGCCGCCGACAAAGCGGCGACACCTTTCTGCCCATATCGGTCGAGCAGCCCCAATCCAATGGCTTCTTTCGCACGTCCCAGAAACCGGGTTGCCTTGGAAAAGTCGCCTTTTTGTCGAAATGTGACCATTTTGAATTTTCATCCTTTCGAGTGAGCTCGCCGACGCCGAGCAGCATTCAGCGCAGCATTCTGCTTGAGAATATTCCGCTGGCTTTGCTTCTTCGGCGGTTGGTTCTTCACATTACAGACGCGAATCAGCATCAGTAGACGATTCAAATGCCATTTCTGGCATTCAAACGGAATTTGCAGCGCCACCATCCAATAATAGATCAGCTCGCTGGTAACAATTTCCGTACTTCGATGACCTTTCTGTTCTTCACGAATGGTCGTTGCACTCCGCTTCGCATCGATGTAAGCATTCACATCTCTGAAATTCTGTGAGGATAATCGGTCGTAAACATCCGCTGGAACGTTTGAATTCAGTGTCATACAACGAATGTAATCAATCGTTTCCTCTACGGTTTTCTGTTCTTTCGAAAGGAACGGCTTTTCCCACTTTGATTCCCATTTTGCAAGGGAAAGTAAAGAGTGTTCCAGTTGTAAACAGACAGGGGGCTTGGCTGAAACAAACTCTTCTTTCTGCTCGTCCCAGCCCTCAACCCCCTGTACTGTAATAACGAGCATTATTTAATCGACTTTCGGAATGATGCCGTTGATGAACGCCGCAGCTTTCTGATCATCCTGCGCCAGTTCCATGTAAATGTCGGAATATGCCTGTGTCTGTGTGAACTCCGTCGTGAGTTCGTTGGATTTGATGAAACGTCTGCCGTCATCGCTCTTCACGCCGTATGCCTTCAGAACGACTTCCTTAAAGAGCTTTGCCAGCGCTGGAACATCCTTGGCCGCGGTGATCTTCTCTACCATCTTGCTGAGACCGCCGGTCACGCCAAGCTCCCACTCGGCAAGCTCTGCTTTGGTCAGGTTGAAATAGAACGTTTCTTCACGTTCCACGCCGTTGAAATCAATGTACTTTTTGGTAATAGGCAGCATAATATAACCCCTTTCAGTTATGAAAACAAAAATAAGAGGGAGCCTCGCACGGAGACTCCCTCAGTTAAAATGATTTAGCCCTTGAAGTGAGCCAGAACCTCTGCCGGAAGCGGCAGCTTCGGATCAACAGCATCGCCAGCCTCAGCAGACGTTGCTGCCTTGCCATAAAGGATCTCCTCGAAGGACGCGAGCTTCTGAGCATCGACCTTCGTCGAGTCGATCGTGACAATGGCAGTCGGCTTGAATCCCTCAACATCAACCGGCGTGCAGGTGAATTCCCAAGAGAACTCAATTGCTTCCGGAGAATCATTGACCGTAGCATACGCACGCTCAGAAGCGGACGCAAGGCAGCCGTAGATCAGATGCAGCTTGTAGCCGTAGCTGTCGCCTTCGGTGTCGTTGCCGATGCGAGTGCGGTAACACAGACCGAATGTCGATCTCGACTGCTGACCGATCGTGATACCTTCATCCAGATCAGCCGAGCCATCACAGGCTTTCCACTCATCCGGGAACATATAAGCCGTGATCGTGCCGCCGAGATCCTCATTGGACATCAGCGTCAGATACTTGATGTTATCGGCATACAGCGCCGTCGGTTCTGCGCCGGACGGAGTTTCTGTCACACCAGTCAGGCCATTCCACGCAACGCCCTTGTCATAGGCTTTGCTGGTCTTGTTGAAGGGATACAGAACACCCCGGTCCGTACCGGTTTCAAACAGGCGTTCGGATACCTTGTCCCATTCGATATTGAACATATCAGTTCCTCCTCTTAAAAGTAGATTTCAAACACATCGTGGTTGAGATTGTCCTGCACATAATGGCGGTCGAAATAACAATAAGGAAGCATGCTGACACGATTTACAATCTCGCTGTCCGGATCGCTGTCGATGACAGTGACCATATATCGGATTCGACGATTATAATTTCTGTTATCAGCATGCTTGACTGCCATTTCACTCCGCTCGTACCGAATGGCAGGATATCTCATTTGGGTGTTACCGGGAGGCTGGAAATAGACATTGCCATTACCCAGAATCTCCCGAAAGATTTTCCCGAGCTCAGCCCGTCGGTCCATTCCAGATACCTCCCGTCGAAAGAATCAACCGCGGATACTTAACCTCCACGGATGTGATCTTCCATTTTGCCCCCATAAAGGTGACATAGCGCATAGAATGAAAATTCTCATTGGCATACGGATCGGATACGATGCTGATCTCATTGCCGATGGTAATGTTGTCATTCACCTGCGCATTTCCGTCCAGACGACGAGTGTTACGAATCAGATCGCCGCAGTATGTACGCTCAACGATCTGCTCCTCCCAAACATCTGGACGGGTTTCAACAATCACGGCATATCCGATGGTTCCGTAAAATTTAGCCATTTTGAATTTTCACTCCTTACTCGGTTGCCAAGGCCAATCCGGTCAGACCGTAGGTCTTCGTGGCAGTGTCTTCACCACTGGTAACCGTAACCTTTACCGACTGCTTTGCCGTATCAGCAATTCTCAGCACGATCAAACCGTCATCGTCCAGTTTGACTGCGCCCTTCTTGCCGCCAACAAGCTCAACTGTAACCTCTGCATCTTCCGGCTGCGGTGTTACATGCAAAGCAAGGTAATTACCGCTCTGCTCTGCGGCTACGCTGCTGAATCCCGTATAGCCGGTTACCAGCTTCAACGTACCAGTAATTTCGTCGCCGGAGATTGCAACATTTTCCTGCAAATCTGCTGCGGTTTTGCCGAGCAGCTCAGTCCCACTGTCTGCAGGTTCAACCGTGAGACTCGTCAAGGGCGGTCAGTTACATCCTCTTCCAGCGCGATAAAGGACATCACGCGGGTGTTTGCACCGGAGCAGCGAGTTTCAAGCAGGCTCTTCTCCTGATTGAAGTCGATGTCAAAGTCCGTGAAATGCGTGATTTCGCCGCCCTTGGTCGCACCAAGAGAGTAGTCAGCCAGATTGCCCATCAGACCGAGGAGCTTTTTGGTCTTGCTGTCAGAGGTCGTGCGGGTCTTACCCTCAAACTGCTCAACCGTGATGATCTCGCCAACGTTCAGTGCAGCAGCCAGATCGCTGACCTTATCGTAAATGCGACGGCCATTCAGATCGCGGGCAAGCAGCATCACGTTCACCAGATGCGGCGTGCAGTAGAAGTCCGGAGTACCGGAACCCTTATACTTCTCACGAGCGTACAGCAGAGACTGAATCACAGCTTCTGCATAAATATAATTCTCGCCGAAGTTGGCAGCAGTATTGGTACCCTGAAGCGAAGCCTTCATACCAGCGATGTCAACATCGGCATGAATGGTGTAAAGCTCGTCATCCTGCCAGATCGGGCGGATCTTGTCTTCCATGATCTTTCCATCAGCGCCAACCTCACGACCATCGCCAACCATGATCGCAGTGGCGAGTTCTTCATTCAGGTTCATACGATCGATGTTGTAGAGGTACTGCACGACATCGAAATCCTGAATATCGATGATGTCGTCACGATCGATCTTGCTCTTGACATACACGGTCTGCGGATCGGTCGTTCTGTGGATCAGCTTGAAGTTGCCGACATCGACCTTCTTCTTACCCTTCACGTAACCCTGCGCACGCAGCTCCTCAATGTTGCGGAGATCCGCCTGACGGGTGCGGATACGGGAGATCGGGCTCTTATGAACCTTCTTCAGAACCTTCTGGATCCAGCCCTGATCGGTCGTGAGCATTTCAGGTGCGCCCGGACGAACATCCTTGTATTCCGGGAACAGCTGGCTGATGTTCTCGATGCCATGCGCCAGAACACTGTCCGGATTTTGCTCAGCAAACAGATCCATCGCGTGCTGCAGGCTACCGACATTGCTGGCCTTTGCCAGATTGATGATTGCGGTCTGATCGGTATAAGAGAGGACGTTCGCCTCATCCTGCCGATCGTTGTCAAAGACATTATGCTTCATAGTGTTGTCCTCCTCGTTGTTATCGGATTTTTTGGTTTCTTCGCCGGCGGCATAAGCTTCGCCGACAAGTGCGTACATGACGTTTCTCTGCTTCTCGCTCATCGAGTTGACAACGTCCTGCACAGTTTCCGCATCGTCTTTCTTGTCCTCTTCAGACGAATCGGGCTTTTCTTCATCAGCGTGCTGCAGTTCATCATCTTCGGAATCCTCGTCAGTATCCGCGTGAGCAAGTTGAATATTATCTTTGCCCAGCACAAACAGGATCTCGGCTTCCTGATTTGCCCCGTCATCATGCTGCATGACAGAATCAATGTACGCGCCGGGATTTGCCCCGGCCAGAACGAGACTCAGCTCACGGATCACACCGTGAACCACATTAGCTCCGTTCTGCACAAGATCGTTGGCCCAAATGGACAATGCACATACATCGCCATTATCGACCAGCTTCTTACCGGCACGGCCGGAGTCAGTGTCATTGAAATAGCCATAGGCATATACGCCATCTGCTCGATTTTCGAGATAGGCATGTCCGAGAACATTCGTGACACTGTTGTGCTGATGCCCCCAACAGAGCGGCACTTTCTCGCCGTCCTGATCCTTAAAGGCATCAGGCATAATCACACGCTTGTCCCTGCATGTGAGATTGGCTTTCGTGGCATAACCATGAAAGTCGCAATCGGGGTATTTCAGTTTCATACGTGAATCGGTGCTCCTCTCATGTAGTAACTAAGATCTTTCTTCGTTTTCTTGCTGCTGGAAGACTTCTTCGAACCAGAGCGGCTGGATTTTGTCTTCTGGAATGCAGGATTCGCCTTGATCTTCTCAAGTTCGGATACGTACTTATCGTCATATTCTGTCTTGAGATTTTCATTGGTCTCTTTTTGCGCGGTCCGGAGAGACTTGCTCTGAGCTTGGAATTCTGCATTCAAGCGTTCACGCTCAGCAGCGTTTTGCTCGCGCAAGGCTGAGATATTGGATGAAATCCGAGTTCGGTTCTTCTGCTTATCGACAGACGACATAGCACTGAGTTTTGCCTTCAACCCATCGATCTGCTTCTGCATCGCCGCCTTATGTGCAGCAATATTGGACTTTTTCTGTTCCCGAAGCTTGTCAATCTGATTTGTGGTATCCTCTTTATTCGCCTCGACTTTCGATTTGCGTTCCGTCGTAAGCTGCTCTTTCACATAGCTCGCAGCAGCTTTTCCTTCATCGTTCAGGCCAGCCGTGGATGTGCGCCCCTTCAACTCACGATGCTTCATATAGTATTCATGAGCTTTTACCGGGTCATAGTAAGGACTGGCATAATGAAGAATTTCGTTGTTCATGTGTCCAGCTCCTTTTCCAAATCATCCAGTTGTGCATCAAGATCATCGAGATCAGCAAGCGCCGCCTCATACTCTTCCTGCGTCATGGACTGTCCATTTTGATTTTCAGCATTGGCATCCAGCCAGGTCTGGTCTTCATCAGACTGATTGATGTTGCTGTTGCGAAGCTCGTCAGCTCGCGGATCATCAGATGGCTTCATACCGATAATGGAACGAATCTCGTTCGAGCTCATGATCTCGTTGCGGGTAAACTTGTCTGCAATTTCTGCGATCTGAGAGACCGGTGCAAGCTTAAACGGATCACGGAAGAAGGAAATCGCCTGCTTCTGCGTTCTGGCGGTCTTTGTGAGAAACGTTCGCGTCATCTCATCGGCAATGGCTGCCAGAATTGGCTCTACCGTCCGGTTGTGATAGTTCAGCATCGTTTCCTCGTTGGCAGTTCCGTCCATAACGCTCTCCGTAATACCAAGCTGGGAATACAGCATCTTTGTCAGATACTCGATCTGGCTCATCAGATTGTTCTCTACGCCGCGATTGAGCTGTGTGATATGCTCTGTGCCATCGGTATAGGCGATACCGTATTTCGATCCGGAGAGCTGCTGCTCAATGTCTCTTCGACGTTGTTCAGCCTGTTCTTTCCGAGCTTGTGACTTGATGACATAAGGGAGCTGAATAATCAGATCCAGTTTTCCAGAACCACTCTGCTCATCAATCGCGTCCAGAATGTTCAGCTTGCGGATCAAGCGCTGCATTGTAGAGTTTGGCTCGTTCATGACCGCGAACAGAGGATTTTCCATAATCGCTGTGTATTTCTTTGCCACAACGACCTCTTCAAATCGTCCAGTCGTCTCGTTATAAAGCCTGACTCGTACGTGCTGAGGCATCCATTCCAGAATCTTTCCTGTTCGCAGCGAATAGATTTTGTAGCTGTTATTCTCATCCGGGTCAAAATCTGCTTCGACCGGGACAACGGCCACACATCCTTCATCCAGCATCGACATTACGATGTCCTGCCGCAGTGCTCGTCCTGTCTGGTCAATATTTGCTTCGACAGTTAAACATTGGTGCAGGGTATCATCGATGTACTCTAGAAAATGACCGTTTTCGTCTACCCGCGCATGAACAAGACTGATCGCAGAAACATCCAATGCAATACGGTTGCAGATGGCTGTCACAATCGACCGCTCATGCCCCCGTGTCATACGAATCCGGTCGGGCCGATACCCATAGCTGGAACCGGAATAGGTCACCCCCTGATAGCTTGTGGGATCTCGATTCATAAAAATATTCCAAGCTCGTTTGAACTTAGAACCGATTGTTTCTTTCATTGAACGTTCATCACCTCCTGCAATAGAGATCTGTTTGTTCACGCCATATCGACGGACTTCTTCTTATAAGCAATTCGTCCAGAGGACCAGATGCCATTTTTCAGTTGACTCATATCGTAGTTCGGAGTCGCGAGTGCCATATGAACACCCAGTTCTCCTCGCTTCGCTACAAACTGCACGACCTTGCCAGAAGGCGCTCTCAGATCTGTTACAGCAGTATTCATCAGTTCAGCCATCCGACGATTATAAGAATTGATCGCCGTATTACTGATTCGTCCGCGTGAATTATAAGAAGAGGCGTCGCGAAGCAGTTGATTTCCGTACTCATCCAGCTCTCCCGACACCTTTTTACGTGCGTTTTTTATGATTTTGTCATAGTTCTTCTTGGCCCACTTATTGTCCTTTTTATCGAATCGTCTCTGACCGGCAGGGGTAAGTGAGCCGTCTGGATTCTGGTAGCGCCGTACGCCCCATTTCATACCGATGATCCCATGATGGGATAAATAAACGTCCATAGCGTCACCACCTTTACTCAAATGCGTCTTTATTATGTTTATAGGCAATATAGGCGTCCATCATTGCTGCAACAGAGTCGATCTTTTCATCGTGTCTCTTCTTCAACAATTTCCGGTTGCCGTTCGTATCCTCCAGAGTGATACAGTTGCCCATCGTAAATGTCATCAGCTGTTCATCAAAGATCAGGCTGCGCTGCTCAGCAAGTGTTTTCAGTTCACCCAGAGGGACAGACTCAGTCTTTGCACCCTGAATAACCTTTTCAATTCCGAACGGACCGTTTTCCCGCGCCCAGCGCTCGACAAAGCTTTGCGCGTTATAAGGGTCATATCCGAAGCAGCGCACATCATATCCGGTCTGAATAATGTGCTCGTCCAGATCGTCGTAGACCACATCCAGATCGAGGACACTGCCTTCCAGTACGATCAGGCTGCCTTCTTTCATGAACTCCTCGTATTTATTCCGCATGGCAAGTGGCAGCTTTGAAAGTGTCACGTCAGTGATATAGCACCGTGTTTTCACGCCAAAGCTCTCTCCGCCAAGCGGGAACAGGAAGGTGAATGCGCAGAAGTCGTCGCCTCTGGAAAGGTCTGCGCCCAAGGCGCATGGCATCTGCCAGAAGGAGTGCATCTTATGCGGAATCGTCTCTTCATAAGCAAAGTAATAAGTATAGCCCTCCATCGGGATACCGAATCGTTTGGCAAGAATATCATTTCTTGCAGCAGGTGCTTTTTCAGCACGTTCCACATCCAGCTGATAGGTCTCGTAGCTCACAGTTTTACCGATATTCGGATTGCACTTCAGCCACATGTCGGGGTTTCCAACCTCATCAATGGAATCCAGCCGATACCACCAGATAGAAACGTGGGGATTCAGATAATCACCCTTCAGGATGTTCATAAGCTCCATCTTGATCGTGTCACCTGCGCCATTACGCACGGTACCCTCGGAACTGGTAGCAACAATCAAATAATCATCAACCTTGGATGCGCCCTGTTCGATTGCACCAATGACATCCTCACGAATATCGCCAGAGAGCCATTCATCAACCGTGGCAACCTTGCAGCGGAGACCCTGAAGCTTATTGATGCTCATTGGTCGAACCTCGATGAGCGAGCCTGTCAGGAAATTTTCGATGCCCTTCTTTGTGGAAGCCAGTTTGACACGATCGGCGCGATTGCCAGTCGTATTCTGTAAAGAGCCGAATGTCAAAAACTTAAACAAAGGCCCGCGGCTTCTGGTAATGGCAGTCCGAAGTGGAGACATTACCTCTTCCGCGAGCTTCATCGTCGGGGCAGTTGTGATCTGATGCGTTGTGCTTGTATCAACATTTTGGAAAAAGGATTGTAGACAGGAATCATACACTGATTTCGCGGCACCTCGCCCAACGATCAAATACTGCTTATTTACAAGTCTTTTCTTGATAACTTTTCTTTCATAGTGACCGCCGTGTCCATCCGGATTTGGAACATAAACACTGCGTTCAATGAAGTAGTACCAGCCGAAGATCTGCTCACCCCAGAGTTTGAACGAGTCCAGAAGATTCAAATCAGATCCGTCGGTCAGCGTCAGTTCACTCTCACAGTATTTCACCCAGCCTTCTACGGCTTCGTCGTCATAAAATACACCCGGATTTGCGATCAGATCATCAATGCGGTTCATCTCCATCGCGACTTCCCGACATACGGGAATCTCGCCGCGCAGAACAGCATCGCGAAACTGACCGTAATAAATCGGGGTTGCAGTATTGGATAGAGACATACTTTTTCACCTTTAGGAATTTTGCAACTTTCTCAGTGCATTCTCCGTAGATGCTCGTTTCAGCATGGCGGCCAATGCCTTATCACCGACTTTACTCAGATCTGCGGTATCGTATTTGGTGATCGTGTCCGTATCTTTTTCATCAAACACTTTCTTTACCAATTTTTCGATGCCTTTTTGTGCAAAGTTGCGGACAGCCTGCTCTGCCAAATCGCTAACAAGCTTATTGACTCGCTGGTTCTTCTGAGGATTCCGCTTTGCCATTGCAGCATTATATTGGTCTTCCATGTTGATGCGATTCAGTCTGGAGCGAAGTTCTTCGTCACTCATCTCATGAACGCTCTTGCTGGACGTATCTGTTTTCTTACCGGTGTTGGCATTCTGAGAATCAGTCCCGGCATCTCCGTCCGTCGAATACCGCTTCTTTCCTGCATTTGTCAGCGTCCCATCTTTATTCTGGTAGCGCCTCACGCCCCATTTCATACCGATGATCCCATGATGCTCAAGATGATTATCCATTTTGAATTTCACCACCTTATTTGGTTTATGTTGCCGGATCTACGGCTACATTGAGCCGCCATTCCAGCTGACTGATCTCCTTATTCATTGCCTCCAGAACAGAACTTGTCAGCGGAGGATCAAAGATTACTCTCACTTTCAATGTGATGTATGTCTTCACCATATTCAGGATGTAGTTGTCAGCAATGTAGCTGCTCCAGCTCTGAGTTTCATCTGTCACAATAAAACCGTTCTCTGGACCTACACCCAACTGGTTTAAGATTGAGAAGCAAGCGTTGATATGAACAAGCAGATCAGTATCGAAGTGATCTGCATATGGATCTCCGCAGACCAACTTCCGGATTGTCATAAGAATGCTATCCTGCATGACAAGCTCCTTTACTGAGATTTCTTCCACGGGCACGTATCATTTGGTTTTCTCTCCGGTGGAAGGTCAACCAATAGTGATGCATCGCCGTAGTGAATTGCCTTGTGCGTCCGGTCACGAACACAAACTACATTTTCCAATGCAAAGATACACGGATTGCGATTCAGAATGTCATCGTAGGTGATCGGATTCAGATGGTGAATGATGATCGGCTCAAAGATTTCATAGCCCTCACACGCGAGATCCCGTCCGCTATCTCGGATAATAACTCGGTCACGAAACTGCTTCCATTCCGGGGAATGATAAAGAGCCTGATTCAAATACCGACGCCATCCAAAGTTTTCATAGCAAACGCCGTTTCCGATGAACAGATAATCAAATCGTTCCCGAAAGGTCGGAAGCTGAATAAGCTCGGAATAACATTTATTCATTCCCATCAGACCTCCTGCCTTGGTAATCAGACATTGCCGCCATTGCATCAGCATAAAGCGCTTTCAACTCTTGCATCGAGTCGAGGTTCTTCGTCTTCGCTGCGATCAGTTCTTTCTGCAATTCGAGAATCTCCAGCTCTTTGCGTTCCCGTGCCGAACCGAGTTTCAGGAAATGCGTTGTCTCCTGCGAAGATGCAGTTCCTTCGAGAAGACGTTTCTCTACCAGATTGTAAGCCAGCGCGATCAACTGATTATCACGCGCCTCTTGCGAAATAGCCGGCCTAATCTTCCGAGGAGAACTGGAAGAGTCCGGTGTTTTTGCTTTACTCATTCACTGTCTCCTTTCTATAAAGTCAGGCGAGCTTTGTTGTGCTGAGCATTGTGCGAACTACAATTCCGGGAACGCCTGCGATAGTCAGCTCAAGCTTCGGCGTGAGTTCCAAACTAAAGACTCGGTCAAATGCCGGGACGCAAGACGGAATCGTATAATACTTGTTCTTCTCGACAGAGAGGTGTGCTCGTGAAGAAGGGAGCGCATGTCCGTCCAGCAACATCCGAACCGTCACTGCACCGTCTTCCCGTGGAACAAACACAACAGACGCATCGGCTCGATAAAGTCCCTTCCGTTTGATTCTGTGATAAGACTCAGATAACTCAAGCGCTGTCCCGCTTTGGTAAACAACCCAACCCAAAAGCAGAGATTCTTCATTTGCTGTATCGATAACCTGACCTGCATCGTCGACAGACACCAGTACAGATTTGCGAAACTGCTCATTTACATTACTGTTACAGTTCATAGGATCCTCCAATAATAGAAAACGGGCCTCCGAGATAGTCTCAGAAGCCCGATTACAAAATGCCAGTGGAACTTTTCAGTTGGTTTTATACAGCCTTGACCTCTTTCAAAGCTGTTCTGTAGAGAACACTGTCAGTTTGTCTGCCAAAAATCTTCCCCCGGGGAATTTTAGAAGACCGCCGCGATAAGGGAGGGGGTGTGATGTTTGAGACCCCTCCCCATATATCATTTGATATTATATCGGGCTTTCTACTAAAGAATTTCCCATCAAATGATAAGTGCAGCGACAACAGCAAAGCCAAACAATACAAAAGACGAGCCAAATGCGGAAGCAAAGGCAACTTCAAGCCGCCCAAACAGATCCTGCATCAGCTCGCCTCTTTCTCAGGCATTGCTTTTGTAACTTTGCGATAAATGTTTAGGAAATCGTTCTTTACAATTTCATCAATCGCAAGCTCGACTTCGCGTTCGTTCTCTTCCTGACTGAATTGATCCGAAACCTTTGCAATTCGTCCAAGATAAGCGCACGAATTGTAGCCTTTTTGCATGTCGAACAGAAACCACAAAGAGAACTGCTCGAAGGGATCATAAGGATTGTCGAACGTCGTCAGCATTGCGTTATGCATTAAAGCCATTATGCGACACCATCCTTTTTATGTAAATACTTCGAAACTGTAGACGAAGAAACGCCTAAGGCCGCAGCAATTTCTTCTGTTGTGTTGCCAGCTTCGTAAAGAGCCTGCATGCGAAGAATCTTTGCATTCGAAAGAGTTGTCTTCGCACGAGGCGTAGCCCAAGTTCTCAAGCTATCGAGGTCGGTATTCGCAATAATTTTCTCCAACTGTGTCTTCGAAATTGCACCGGCCTGAATCGCTTCCCATTCCTTCTCTTCCAACTTAATCGCCTGACGGTGCGCACCTACAGAATTTCGTGCCTCCACAAGCGCCTGCTGAGACGCCTTCTTAATTTCACCCTTTGTCATATTCGGATTGCTTTCCTTCTTCGCAGCAACCACGGCATTGGCAATCGTCTGTGCCTGCCGTTCGCGGGGGGCATTGAGAAGAGCCGTCTTGAGCTTGGCTTCCAAAGAACGAACTTCAGAATCGTACTTGACACGGGCTTCAGGAGAGTAGGGGATGTCTTTTGTGTTGACGATCTGGAGGCGTGCCTGATTTGCAAGACCTTTCATGGTGTTTGCATAGTCGGCGTAAGCTTCTTCCATCGAAGTATGGGCGTCCGAAATGAGAGAACGCGCGTCCTTTGTCTCAGCCATCTTCGTCGAAGCCTGCGTTCTGCGGATCGTCTGACCTTTTCCATTTACATAAGTCGGCTCGTCAACATCTTTCCAAATCAGCTCACCTGTATTCGGATCGATCTTCGGACTACCTTGCCGCTTTGTCACAGACTGCTGAGACTTGGCACGGGAGATCAAAGTAGCAGCACCCTCATGGTAATTACCATTCTCATCATAAGAACCCTGATACTTCTTTTTCAGAGCAGCAATGCCATTGTCAATCTCACTCTGCTTGTAATCAAGCTTGTGCTTGGCAGCATCGATGACAACCATGCTGTGCCTGACCGCACGGGCAAGCTCGGGTTCTGTCGCACCCAGAAGCGTCATGTCTGTGATGAGGTTCGAAATCATACCCATCTGAAGCTGCGTATTATCGACTTCTTTTCCGTCGGCACGCTTATACTTCATGTAGGTCATGCCGGGTTTCTCTGCATATTCCATCTTTGGATCGAACCCCTCCAATTCCTGAAGCGGGGGCTTGGAAGTGATACGAACCCTAGAGGTTGCGGAGTTGCAGGGAATGACCATGACAGTATCGCCATCAAAGTCTGCACCGGACAGACGCTCTGCAACATGGGCATTGATGCCAACTGCATCCGCAGAGGTCGTACCGATCATGTTCTTTGCATCCGTCTGACGATTGTTGACTTTCAGAATGGGGATCTCGAATGTTCCGCCATGGGGGTATCGAATCAGAGCAACAGTCTCACCGTTTTTGTAGTTCGGCGCATAGATCTCATTGTCCTTCATCGAAGTCACAGGCAGAATGACATGGTACTGCTGACGCGGCAGAGCCGCCGCATACAGATGAACAGCAGCCGTATCACAGTCATCAGCAAAAGACTGAAGAAGCCTCTTCTTGACAGTCGGATTCTCCAAAGACATGATCTCAGAGTATTCGTCCTGTTTATCAGCCTTTGCGACATTCAGCTGTTTCTGTGCAAGATCGAGGCTTTGTTTGGAAAGGAACTGTGAAGGGACACGGTTTGCCCATTCTGTCCAGTCCGCTTCTTCACGGGTCTTATTGATGAGAGACAGCTTCTCTGTTCCATCCTTGTCCGTATAGTAGCTCTGACCGCCACGCTCTTTTACAAGCGCCCCAAACGGATTGGAAGGATCGTCCTTGATCGGTTTCAGAACCTTCTCCATCGGAGTGCCGACAGATTTGTTGGTATTGAACCGGACATCTACGCCTTTCGGGAGATCATCTGAATAGACAGCCATACCTTTCAGATAATGCTTTCCATCTACCATGATGCGAACCTGCGCGTAGTTGGAATCCCCCAGAGACAAATCGGCTGCGCCTCTGCGAAGTTCGATCAGACCGTCTTTCTCTTTACCGCCAGTTTCCGCATAGTTGATCTGAAGACGCTTGGAATCCAGACTTGCGGGATATTGAAATGCCGGTTTGAAGGTGTCACCGCCGTCATAGGACTTATAATCTTTCAGGGAATTGACCTTGTCATACTGAAAGATTTCCTTATGTTCCGTACCGGGAGGGCAGAGAACTTTCAGATTCGTCTGCTTACCGGGATTTGTCGCCTGCGGAACGCCGCCGCCATACACCTTATAGCCTTCCATCTGAAGGATATAAAGCGCCTGATTCATGCGTTCTTTAGAGACACCGATTTCCAATTCCGAGCCAGTACCGACGTCGATCATACCGCGGCTATCGACCTGTTCCCGCAGGAAGTCGGCAGTTTTCTGAGCCTGATTCATTCGAGCTTCCGAGTTCGCGTTCAGAAGAGAACGAACCGAAGATTCGGCAATTCCCATCTCTTCTGCAATTTTGTTGGTGCTCATGCCTTTCTCTCGAAGAGCCTTGGCCTGCGCAACGTCAATGCTCCTCCGTTCGGCATTTGCAAGACTGAGTTGAACTCTCAGCTGACTGGTCGTCAAACCCATCGACTTTGCAATCGCGAGATCACCGGTATAGGTCTTGCCGTCTTTGTCGGTAAAGGTATATTTCTGATTTCGAAGTTCTTCTACGCGGCTGAGAAAGTCGCCGGAGTGTTGATAAGGATTATCGCCGGAACCCCAAGGGTATCGTCCGGAACGTCGTTTGATGCCATAATGCATCAAAATATCGAGAGCAACCGGATCGTCACATTCCAGCATTTCATTGATTCCGAAGAAGCTCTCCATTTCCTGAGCAATAGAGTTCATATCGTCAGACCTCCTGCTTACGATGTTGTATCAGCAATTTGTTGAAACGAATGATTTTGTCACAAATATCCATGATCTCCTGACCGGTCGGATTATAGACATTGACATCATCATTCTGATAGATGCGAAGCTCATGATCGATCTCGTATGGAGACACAGCATACTCCAAACAGAAAAGAGCGTCATAGATCAGAAGCTGCTCCATGTGTGCCTCGATCTCTCCGCTCTTGTAATCATGGATTCGAAGAAGATTGTCTCGAAATGCAATCGTATCGGCTGTTCCAAAGAAATCGTCGGAGTAATAGAGCATCACTTCCGGATCCATTCGGAAACCGATCGCGTCATTCACATATTGATTGAGTGTCTTATGCGAACGAGGGAGCTTTTGACCGAGACGGATGCAGGTCGCAGCGAACGCATGAAGAACAGTTCCTCTTTCTTTTGCCTTCATATTGTCATAGACTGTGACCAGCTTATCGTCGGTATAGTTCAGCCAGTTATACTTGCTCGCAGAGAATGTTGCGTGTCGTCCTTCAATCCGAGAATGATCGTTCCATTGCATTCAGAACTTCCTCCTTATTCTCAGGACTGATGAACGCGGCGAACGACATCTTGTTCATCTTCTCGATCCAGTAATCCTGATTCGGTCGATGACTCGAATTGGATTCCTTCTTTCCCTCCAGAGCTGCCCAGCGTTCTCCGTTCAGAACGAGAAGATCAGGGATGCCCTGCGGCGGGGGATTGATGTGGAGCACGATTGCTCCGGGCAGTCGCTCGCGAATCTCTTTGATGAGCTTCGTCTTGAATTTGTTTTCCAGCATGAGATTGTTAAACCTCCAAACAAAAATTAAAGAGAGAAGCATATATTGCCTCTCTCTTCATAAAAGGGCGTGTTTTTCACGCGTAGTCATCAAAGTCAAGAAAAATGACATTTTCTGAACTTTTCACGCATCGCCCTGAATCTGGAAATTTTAATCTAGGTTTGTTCTCGCTAAGCTAGGTTAGAATTTTCGGATTTTCGATGTCTTGCTCAATCCCATCAAAATCGGTAAAAATTGCACTCTGCCCACTTTTTTGAAAAATTCCTTATTACTATAATAAAAATTTTTCTCTAGGGTTAATAAGAAAAAAGTGGGAAAGTGGGCAGAAAACCCCGAAACCATTGAAAACACTAGGTTTTTCGGCTTTTCAAAAGTGGGCAAAAAGTGGGCAGAAAGTGGGCAAATGGCCACTTTTGTCCGAAAAATTTCAAAAATTTTGAGTCAAAAACACCCGATTTTTGCGCTCTGCCCAGTTTTGCCCGGGTTGTGCCCACTTTTAAGTTGGGCAAAGTGGGCAGGAATTTTACCCATTTTTCCTCCAAAATTGCAAAAAGAAAAGCCCCTGTGAGGTTCACGAAGAACCCCACAAGAGCTATTTGAGATCAGTGAATGACTTTCAAAAGTGCTTCTTTGATTGCGTCTGTTAATTCCAATTGCTGTGTTCCGGTCAATGCATTTGATGTACGAATGAGAACTGTTCCGACAATATAGTGCCCGCCAGAAGATAAGATACCTCCATCAAACCCGGCCAGATACGTATCCCTGTTTTGGACATCTTTCTCGTTTGCGAATACTTCAATACACCCACCAGCGTCTGTTCCAATATCAAGAAGACCTTCAAATCCAGGTTCGATATACACCTTATCAAGATCAACAAGCGTATCTCTGAAGTATATTGCACTTGTATATCCGCCCTGCTTGTTGAGGTGACCGTTTACGTCCGTCTCTTCTGTGACAGCCTCAATTTCAGTGACTGTATCAATCATCTGGAGTCGATCAATTACAAAATCTTGATTAGGGTTTGTAACTTGCTTTAGACTCTGAATACTATCCTGATAGACAGACAATGCCCCCTTTATTGTGGTCTCGTTATTTGAGTAATTGGGGATGCTTGGGGTGGAGGGAATTGTCAAAGAATTGACTTCCGCTAATTTGGTTTCGGCAGAAGCCTTTAATTCCTTCAACTGGGCAGTCTTAGCTTCGGAATCAATCGTCAACAGAGGTAATTGTTCGATGATTGTCGGTGGGGTAACTTTCACATTTTGTGCCTCAGAAATTTCAACTTTCAGGCTGTCTAGTGTACTTGGATCGTATGGTTCCTCACCTGCATTGATTACAGTTTGCGCTTCATCAATTACCGCATCTAAGCTGGATACCACCTGGTCGATTTGACTGCATGCTTCATTATACGGCACAATACCAGCATTATATGATTCCGCTGCATCGTTATACGCCGTAACAACTGCTGTTGCCTCTTCGAGAGCTTTATCGTGGCAGCCCGTCAAGGATAGAAGCATAATAAATGTAAAAAGCAAAACATGTAACTTCTTCATGAGACTTCCTCCATCATCTGTATGATACAAATATCATAACCTAAATTCTGTTACTCTTCAACTGTCTGTTCAATTTCTTTTTCCCATTCTTCCAGATTAACACCATAATCCGTCAGTTTGGAAGTGCAAAGAAATGCCGTATCTGCTGTTCCCATCTCGTAACGCGATACAAGCTGCTTCATTTTACTTGCGAGTCCAGCATAAATTCGCTTCAGCCGTTTTGGTCCGAAGCCAAATTCCTCATGCATGAACCACAGAATCATGGCGTCGATCTCTCTGGTGTTCTTCATATCCAACGCAGCGAGTTCGGCCAGTGCTTCTTTTTCCAACGCAGCCTGCTCTTTTTTATTCAGCTGACAGCCAAATATCTGTCCGCCAGCTTTTTTGAAGAAGGGCATTAAATATCGCCCTCCTCCCGATGTCTGCTTCTTTCTGCGTCGAACTTGCCATCTGGATACCGTTTGGCGAGTTTCTCCTGATTCATAGCCATGATTTTACCGAGGAGATATCCGAACAGATGTGCCATGTATGAGACATACCAGAGAACATCTCCGAGCTCTCGTGCCAGATGCTCAGAATCAATCGTATGACCATGATAGGCATACTTCTTGACGAGTTCAGATGCTTCTCCAGCTTCACCGCACATTCCCATCGCTGCGTAGATTACATTCAGCAAATGATCGTGATACTCAGGAGCATACTTCAGAACATCCAACTGATAGACATCCGCATCATGCTCACGGATCTCAGTAGATACGTCCTGTCTTCTTGCCAACTCTTTCATCAGCGAATCATTGAGACCCTCTACGTCTCTGAGCTTCCTCTCCAAATAGCGAACCCGCTCAGAAGCACTCTCAGCCCTCTCCTTGGCCGCCTTTGCCTCTTTCTTTGCATTTGCAATTCGATCATTGGCAGACTGGATCTTGGCGTCAGCGTCCTTTACAACCCTCTCATAAGTTTCTGTCGGGGGCGTAATGAATCTGTCAATAATCGAATCTTTATTCTGAATTTGGATCGTCAAAGTCGTGATAGTCTTATTCAGAACATCCATCTTCTCCTCAGACTCTTTCGCTGCTTCACTCATGCGCAGAAGAGCATCTTCGAGTTCCTGAATGTGATCGTGCTGGCGTTTTTTGTTATCCTCCAGTTCTCTGCAACGATTACGCATTTTGAGATAGTCTTCAGGGGTCAGCTTCATAATATCAATTTCATTCCAGTTCATCTAAATTCAGCCCTTTCAATTTTTCCAGTCTTAAAGTATTTGCAGCTCACAACAAGCGGTTGAATAAAATCTACGCCTGTAGGTAAAAGCCGATCGTCTTTTTCCAAATCTGCCACGAGCTGTGCGTAGTCGTCTTTATATATACAGACATCCTTGTGGATACAGTTCGGACAGGATTCCGGGTTTTTGAAGATACTCATGTCTTTTCTCCCAACTTGACTCCAAACGCGAGAATTCGAATCATGGCTTCGATGCCGAGCAAAATATAAAAAGTGGCCGGAGCTCCAAGCTGAACTCCGACCCAGATCAGGCACGCAATGATGATCATTTTTATTCCTCCGAAGCCGGTCCAATGCTATCAGACCGATTGTACTTATCGAGCGTCAGAAATCCAACCACATCCGGAATCGGTGGTGTCTGCAAAGACAGCAGCCGCGTCACATTCTCCGCCGTATGTCCGTCCCACTCCGGTGCCCGCTCAATCTCTTCACAGTCGAACAGATACCAGTCGTCCTCTGGGTAGTGGTAGGTGTACTGTCCCTCCGGTGTGCTGATGCCAACAATGAACCATCCACCGCCAAAGCAAGGTTCGCCATCGGAATGGAACCGGGATTTCCACGCCCGATCACGATATGCTCCCACCAGAGCTGCAAACAGGATGCACCGCTGTTCATACAGGCAGCCAAACGTGTGATAGCCGTCACTGACATCATCAGTCTCCATCTGGACACCGTATTTTTCATTGAGATATGCGAGATGTTTGCGAATATCAATCTGCGACATTTTTACTGACTCCTTTTTTATTTTTTTTCACGGGTGACTACGAAATTCGTCAATCCGGAGGCCCGTTCCACCAGTCGTTCATCTCCTTATAACCTTCTTCGGTCATAAACACTGTCTGCTTCCCAGTTTCTTCATCATAGAGCGAGACCGGCAGACCTTCTTTCAGTTTATCCACTTCCTTCTGCGTAAATAGGATGAAGATTTTGTCATTCAGGTTTGGCATTCGAAGTCTCTCCTTCTTTTGTAATCGCAACCTTGCAGTCCGGCTTTGCGCTTGAGACATAGTTTACATGACCGAATTTATTCCATTCATCAATAACGTTGATATCACGGAGGCCACCCGTAATCAGCTCCGAATAGGGGAGGGTCTCAATCCAGTCACAGAATGTATGCCACTCATCGAGCTTGTGGTTCTTACGGGACTTATACATATTCGCCAGAACCTCATAGTTCAGCATAACAGTTCGTTTTTGGTTATAGGAACTCGGTAGGAGCTGGATCATCTGCCACCAATATGCTTTCAGGAGAAGCCTTTTGTTCTCCTCGTCTTTGAACGGCTTCTTTTTTACTTCGAGATACTTCTTTCTGCACAGATTCAGCATGTCGATCGTAGAGTAAAGAATATCCAGCGGCGATTTGACCTGAAAGACATCTGCACACACATTATCCATCAGCATCTCATGGCTGAAGTCCTCAAGTGTAAACTCCTTGTCCGTAATCTTATGCATCGTCGAGCAGGAATTGGCGACCGTACCGACCTTGTATGTATCGAATTCCTTCCACCAATACAGCGGAGCCGTGATATCCAGATACACGATCAGCATCCGCATGAATTTCCGATGGTCTGTGCCGGCATAGCGAAGTTTTTTCATGAGGCCGTGGTCATTAGAGCCAATGATGTAATGGGTATCTAAATCACTCTCCGAACCAGTACAACCAGAATCGGCATACTCACACTCTGAACAATGTGCAGGTCCATGGGTCAGACAACGTCCGCTATCACTCTGCTCCCAAGAGTTCATCGGATTGCGCATTCCTCTGATGGCTGCCTCCCAGCCAACGACTTCTGTTTTTTCGATTTTAAGCATCGTCATTCTCCTTCGGTTCATAAGTAATTACTGTTTCGGCGATTCGTTTGCAAAGCTCTTTCCAGCAAGCATTGTGAACGGTAAGTCTTTGCCACCAGCTTTCATCCCACGAGTGGACTGCCTTTTTGAGCTTGAACTCAGAAACGTTTTTATACGTCTCAATAGGACGCCCGCAAATATCACAGAATTCTCTGGTCATTTCTCGTTCTCCTTACTCACAATTTTTACCTTATACCCGAGCTTATTCTCGATTTCTTCAATCGTCATTTCACGAGTGAAGTATTTCATGATGATATCGAAGACATAAGCTTGATCGGTAATCCCGCGCTCCTGTGCCAGCCGACAATACCCAATATCCAACGGAATCTTTTCCAGTCCCGGAATCGAGTACCCGCACGAACGAATATAGATTCCAACTGCATGAGGCGTAGTATCTGGAAAAGGAACTGCTTGCGTCGGAAATGGGCACTGAACATCGGGGAATATAACATTATGCTCACCCTTTTCATCCTCATAAGCGTAAGTAAGTTCGAGATGCCATTCCCCAAATGATGTTTGATACGGCCTGATACTAACGAGCCTTTCATTTTTTCTCATTCTTCACAGTGCTCCTTCTGATGTTTATTCCACACATAGAGAGTTGCATTTTCTTCGTCACAGAACTTGATCTCAGTCGGATCCACGCGCCGGATACCGTCATCAAATTCTACGATACCAGAGATATAGCTGATAACACCTGCCGGAGGAGAGCCAATCGTTAGACCAGCGGGGACAGGCTTGCTGAAATGCTCCCAGCAGTGAAAATACCCAAGCTCGCCTTTGACCTTACAGAGTCGGAGATTATTTCGGAATGTATAAGTCGCCATCACCAAGTCCTCCTTAATCCGCCACAGCACGGTTCGATCCCGACATGACCGTATTCCGAACAAATCTCATCGGTAAGGTTCGCTACATATGCAAGGGGTTCTCCAGCCGCAAGTTCTTTTCGATCCCGTTCCCACTCGTCCATATACGGCGAGACATACAGGAACGTCAGCATCCTTCCAAGCTCAACATAGTGATTCTCAATCACATGATAAACAAGATTGCCTGACTGCTTTTCGAACTCCTCCACCCGTTTCTGCTGCTCTTCCGTAAGCCAGAAGAGAACTCCAAACTGGGAGTAATTCACAATATTCTCTGACTTGAAATCGTGAATGGCGTTGGAGTGAATATGAAGAAGTTCCATACGAGCGATTGCTTCCTCTTTCATCAGTTCTTTCGTTGCATTTGACATGATAATGCCCTCCTGTTTTAGTTCTTGATAAAGAGATACCAGAAAATGTACTGTGCGACAGCGTCACACGTTTCCTGCAGGTTTTTGTTGTAAAAGACAATGTCACAAATATCCGTACTGAATGCCGCTCTATCGTTCTCCAGACGGCGCGTAATGGCATCTTCTGGATCTCCACGCAGGAACATTCTCTTTTTTCTGGCGGCTTCTGTTGCCCAGATACCGAGAACCTTGACTTTTTTATTGCCGTGATAGTTCTCTTTGAAGAATGCAATTCCAGCTGGGTCAATGACGTAAATATCATTTGCTTCAACCTGAGCTGCCGTAGCTGCATAGCGATGACCGCAGAATTCGGTATAGCCAACCAAATCTATAAGCTGGTCAAATTCTTTGTCGGTCACGAAAACATGACCTTTTTCATTACAGGAGCGCGGTTTCCGCGTCGTATAAGACTCGATCTGCTTGAGATTCAGAGTCTCTACCAGATGCTCAGCAATCGTGCTCTTTCCACTTCCGGAAGGACCAACGAAGAGAAAAATATAATTACTTTGATTCATCGTTGTCCCCCGATCTGAGAAATGTTACCTCCGCTACCTCTCGGATCATCTTGGCTGTGAGTGCAATGGCAACATCCTCCGAGAGTCCTGAGTGAACAAGTGCTTGATAGAAAATGGCTGTCATCTCAGCAAGCCCTCCAAGTGAGTTCATAAATTCTTCGATGTTTTTCATAGATATATGTCCTTTCATAAAAATAAAAGCGAAGACGCCTTGTATCAGACGTCCCGCTTCTTTACAGGTTAGAAGATCTTAATGCCTTCTCTCTCCAGAATATCTTTGAAAATCGCGCAGCTCTCGATCGAGTTCCGTTTGATGGATTCCTGAAATTCACGCTTGAGACCGTGACGATTGCTGATCAAATATACATGCTCAATGCTGGGGTTTACCACCTGCATCATGCGTGCGATACGTTTGATCTCTGCAATGTCTGCGTTCTCATCGTAAACGTAGAAATACCTGAGTACCCGATATTGATACCTCGCATTTCCAATACCATAAAGAATAAGATTTTTCATAAATATCAACTCCCTTCATAAAGCGCATTGTGTTTTACGCGCAATCGAGAGCAGATATTGTGCTGTGCGCACTGCCCATGGGTTCTCCAGCGGTAAGCTCATCCCGGTCGAATGATCGAAATTCTCGAACTCTTTTGTCAAAGGACATTCTGCGGCAATTTTCGGATACTGGTTTTGCAATTCCTCCAGCTCAAGCGCCCATTTAGACCATGTCGCATCATCAATCAGATTGTCATTGAGTTTGTAGTAAATTACACTGTGGACGAGAACCTGTCGTCTCCGCCGGTTAATCAATTCTTTGATCTGCGCAGTGGTCATGACCGGTTCACTCCCATTCTTGATTGTGAATTTCATGTACGGATCCATCTTGGAATAGGTTTTAGGATCAACCGGAATCTGCCTCTTCTTCGTTGATCTCGTCGAACTTATAGCCACAACAGAAACCTAGCCTTTCAAAATAAACTTCGTACCAACGATGTTGGTAATTCACATAAGTAACCACACAGGGTTCCGGGTCGCTCAGTTTGCAGGAAGTGTAATCGCCCCTTCTGACGAACGACTCCATTCGTCGGTCGCCGACTTGTGGAATCTCATTCATTTCCCGAAGTAAATCCCGCAGCACTCAATCACATCCGTACCCTGCGGAAATTCAGCACACCAAATATAATCCTCTGTCAGATCGCTGTGATTACCTTCCAGAACATCAAAAGCTGTATCCCATGCACGCTGAACAGCCTCGGCTTCTTCGGGATACGATGCTTTTTCAGGCCACACAACGCCAGTGATAGAATATAAACCCCACTGCGGAGCAGGATCGCCATCGGTCAGAATTTCTTCGATGGTAGTACCTTTGAAGCGGGGATCCTTGACACGATTCAGAACAACATCTGCGACACGCTTCCGGCACAGATCACAGCAAGCATCTCCGCCGGCTTCCTGATAAATAACGCAAGCCATCCGCTCAACATCCTCTTTGAACTCACATTCCAGACCGCCCTTGCCGTCATAACTGGGCTCCTCTTCAGCGTCCATATGGGTGTCTTCATAATGATTCAGAACGACTGCCTTGACATTTTCTTCGTCTGCCAATGGATTCTCATACGCTCTCGGTTCGGCATATGTAAGTGTCGTAAGCTCAATCATTGCTTCTCGCTTCTCACGAAGACGGACAGCTTCGATCTCCTGCTGCTGTTCCATTTTCTCGGTCTGATCCTGAATGACCACCGTTGCTGCACAGAAAATGATGGTAAGGGAGGCTGCGATAAAAGCCAGAATCAGCCAGTACAAATTATTACGTCGTCTCATTGAACTTCTCCTTCTTAAAATATCCAGCGCGCTTGAGATACGCGCCCTCGTTGAATGTTTTTTTCTCTGATAATGCTCGGTAAATTGCGAGATCAATAGCGCTTCGGCTTCTCAGGTGATAATAGTAGAGGTCTTGGTAAGGGGTGTTAAGGCGATTGATACGGCCCTCGGCTTGGTGCTGCACCTTGTAGGAATAGGTTTGGGAGAAAAATATAATTGTGTCTGTCGTAACACAGTTCCATCCTTCACAACCTGCCGTGTACTGCACCAGATAGACCCATTTGTCACCGGTAGGAAGTGCGTCATGTTTATGTCCATTCCATTCGGCGATTTCGGTTCCTTCTTCATATCCGATACCTCTCAAAATCTCCAACTCATAGTCGAAGTTGTAAAATATAATGGCTTTCGGATGATCCTCCAGAATTTCAAGTACCGCGATCTGCCTTGAATCATCTGAGTTTACAACCTTTCGCCATGCGTAGCACAGCTCAGATGCGGTCTCGATCGGCTTCTCCAGCCACGGATTCCAGCGTGTTCGCGTCAGATCTCGATATGTTGAAATATCATAGACGACGAATATATCCTCATGATGCGAAATTGTTGTCCGCTGGTCGTCCATCTGGACAAGCACCTGATCTCGGAGTCGGACGAGGCGGTTGGTGTTGAAATATCCACGAACCTTCGGGAAACTGACACGAGGATCCCAGATAATATGCTCGTTGCTGAACTGCGTACGGTTTTTATAGAATCCGTTAGCGACGAAGACCGGAATATAATCCTCCCATTTGTCACCCGGAGTTGCCGAGAGCAGGATCCAGTGATTTGCCTTTGCAATTTTCAGGAAGCTCTTTACCCATTCTCCGCGACCAACAACCCTCTGCTCGTCAAATATAAAGAAAGCACCCTTGATGTCCTTATACTTCTGGATGTTGTTCCAAGAGTCAATGACAACAGAGTGCTTAAATGCATCATTCTCAGGATTCGTAGACATGCGGAAGTTTGCCAGTTCTGAATCCCACTCGAATGTATCTCGCTTGCGGGCAGTTGTAATAATGTAGAGATCTTCTATTTTGGGCGGCATCTTCCAATATACAATTGTATCCCCGCCACGATTTTGCTGAAGGCAATAATATGCGAGGGATGTTCTGGATTTACCACTTCCGACATCACCGCAGAGG